CAGGCTGGAATGTAAGTACCTCAGCAAAGTAAATCGTATAAACCGCATAATTACTTGAATTTCAATGACTTGCAAGCGGTTTGTATCTAGTATATGTAATTGAGTAACTATCATAAAGTATCATACTTTATCGCGTAATATCATATCGTTTTGCGTCAAAGTTGAGTACGAAATTGCGTAAGATAATTTCCAAGTATCTTCAGCGAAGTTTACGCAAAATGACAGGTTACAGCGTCAATTTACACATATGCGTTATTGGCGGTCGTTTTGACCGCCTTTCTTTTAAATAAAAAGAAGGCAGACTGGTTTTGATTTACCAATCTGCCTATATTTATATACACACTCACATTTTCTTACATATTATTTTTCTGCTCTCAACAGTGTCACATCGATATTAGAAGTATCCGCGTTGACGTCTGTGTTTGTGTATGCAGTAGCATCAATCGTATAATCAACGACTCTTACGATAATGAAGTCGCTCTTAGCATACCCTTCTTCATTGAGCATCTTTTCAACTCTTTTATCCAAAGCTTCTTTGGAACCGAGTTCAAGCGGAATTACCTCGCCATCAATATTTGTTGTCAAATACTTATATAGCGTTTCGTAATTATCTCGCTTAGCCTGAGCAATCATAATTCTATACATTCTCAAGCACCTCCTGTTTAATGCTTTGTCTTTGCTTTTGCATTTTTCACGTATGTAGCAGTACCATCAAATTTGTGTTTATACTGTTCCGGTGGCTGTTTAGGCAACGCACGTATTTCATCCATAAGACCTTCTACGAATGAGTTGCCATGCTCATGCTGATATATTAAGAATCTACGCTCTAAGCATTCCATAGAGTAGTCATCAATCCACCCATGCTCATATACGAAGAAATGATGACGTTCTGTTACATAAGCCTTGATACTTTCCTTGTCAGACTCAATCAGCATAGCAATACTGTCATTGATTTTGTCTACAGAATTATTCGTATCTTCTTTAGCTTCTTTCAGCTCATCTACATCTTCTTTAATCGTGTTAATCTCTTCTCGTTCATCATGGTCTTTATCATAGTATTTGCGGACACGATAACAAGCCCAGTCGATAAAAGACACTACCCCCTTAACAGCAAGACACAGGATAACTGTGTACATGATAATATCTGTGGGAGAATAGTTTGTAAGTAATTTTTCCATATTTCCCTCCAAAAGTTACATGCCGGAAATATGTAAGGGCGGTTGTCCGCCCAAACATAGGTTACAGTTTTACGCAGTAATCAAGAGAAACCCATCCGGCTCCGGATTTCAATTTACCCCAGCCCTTAGTAGAACCGGTTCCTGCTTTTTCTTCAATAATTGTGAATACGCCTTTGCCTGTATAGGCTCCAGTCTTAGGATAGTTCGTACCTGCACCGGAACGAATTCTAAGGTCTGTAGCATCAATACGAACACGATACGGTACATTTGATTTACTTGCAGCTGGCTTTGAGGAGGAGCCAGAAGTAGTAGAACCAATCGTACAATATGAAGCGTTCTCAAGATAAATCCATCCAGCACCAGATTTCAGCTTGCCCCATCCGTTACTTACGGATGTGATAGTGAATGTGCCTTTTCCTGTCTGACCTACGATAGTTCCGTTAGGTGTCTTTCTGATATTGAGATCAGATACGATAACATTTACCGTGAATGGAGTCGCAGGGAAAGATGAATTTGTCTTAGGCGGAGTTGTATTACCACCAGTATTCGTATCTGCGGAAGAACTTGTTCCAAGCAATGCATTGACTCTATTAGCCAAATCTCCGTATCTTGCATACAGCCAGTCGCCAGGACAGCTCTTATTCGCAAAGAATCTATGAGCAGTTAATACCATCTCATTGCTCTTAGGTGTATACTCAAGAGCTGCTGTTTTACTTCCTTTCCAAACGAGTTTGTTCTTGCCATTTCTCTTACAGATATCAGCACAAAGCTTAATCAGTTTTTCATAAACAGCATTATTCATTTCGTAAGGTTCGTTCATACCACTTGCGCACTCAATGGTAATTGCTCTCTGGTCATTTGCGTTGCTAGAAGAACACCAACTTCTATTGGCTTCATCTACGCAAAGTACGACACGACCGTCTTTCCCAATACCATAGTTGCAGCTTGCCTGCCTTGAAGAACTTGTAAAGCATCCACCGATAGATTCGGCAGATAGCTGTCCAACAACACAATGCGGCGTAATCCTGTCGATAGAGTGTGTTCTTTGTCCGCTATGATTAGGACTCTTTACCACGCAATCTACAAGTGAACTGTTTGTGTATCCCATAGTTTTACCTCCTTCTTGCTGATTTGTTTTTGAAGCAAATTTGTCATAATATACCTGTCCGTATGAAGCCCTCTTGCTCTGTACGGCAGAGCTTTGGTCTGCAGGGCGTTCGTACTGCAAGAGAACAGAATTCGATGCCTGCAGAACAGTAGTGGCACTTCTCAGTACGGACATTACTGTGCCGTAATTTTCACTCAGCTCTTTGTACATGAACTCAAGCTGCATTTCTAAATCGCCAATAGATGTTCCTTTTGAATGGCAAAATTCAAGCAGTGCCTGTTTTCTGCTCCAATAAGTCCACTGGCATAATCCGTATCCAGCACTATCGCGCACGAAGTTTGTATATGTACCTGCGTCTACACCACTCGTGTATGATGCGTCCGTATAGCCAAGTTTCTTTTCAAATGAATTCTGCAGGTTTGTGGAACTAAGCCCGCTCTCTGCGTAGATATTTCCCATAAGCCCTGATGCTCCGCATTTCGTCATTCCTTTGCTGATACAGAAATTCCAGATGCGTTCTTCATTCGTTGCTCCTGTTAATGCCATATAGAAATCAAAACCCCTTTCGTAAATTATTTAATTAGCTTAATAAGTTATGAAGCAGCTTCGTTTGTCTTAACAATCTCACGCAAAGTATCAAGTGCGCCATCGATTTGTTCATCGATATATTTAATCAGTGCATCCTGATCCACAACTTTTGTCAGAATCGGATACTCCTCATAAATCTGCTTGATTACCTGAGAGCGCTTGATAGAACCAGCCTTGCTCCATTCCTGCCAATCAACCTCAGCATCACTAATCATTTTCAGAATAGTGGTCTGAATCTGTTTCTTAGCAAGTTCAATTTTTTCTTCCTGACTCTTGGACATGTAGTCGTGAGTCTTCTTGATGATACCTACGATCAACCCGGCGCAAACAAGTATGCTTGTCCAGTTATCGTTGAGTATCTGTAAAAATTTCTGCAATCCTTCCATAGTGTTTACCCCTTTCCAGATTCCGAATTAGTTGTTTCATGCTCCTTCATTGCAGTTTCATACACGATTCCGCCTTCCGTGTTTTCTGCTTTTGATTTGCTGTAGTATCCGAAGATGACAGGAGCAAGAGAAGCGACAATGCCAAGCAGAGCATAAGCCTGAGACAAATCACACAACCGATGTGATTCATACATGAACCATATAGCAATGCAAAATACAAGAGCAACCATAGCCCAAAGAACCAATTTACTATTGGATATTTTTCTTGAACTTTTTGGATGCCCTTTTGCCCGTTCAGCTTTTAACTTTCTTTGTCTCGCTCTGCTTTCATTATCACGTTTGATTCGTAGCATTTCCGCATTGTATTCTTTTTCACTAATATACTTCATTGATTCACCACCTTTGCAATACTATATATATAGAAAGAACCGATTAAATAAGCTATATATAGTATTCTGACGATTATAAAACGAGAATTTGGTATGCATTATTTCTCCATATTTGCATAATAAGTGATGGCAGGCATAATTCCATCATCCGTTGCGACATACATACTTGTCGTATGAACAAGCGCACGTCCAAAGATTGTCGTTAAAACCTCCTGTTCAATACCTGGCTGTGCGATAATCTTCTCAGCACGTACTCCACGGGAATTATCTCCGGCATATACAAACTTCAGAATAGTTCCATCAATCAACTCTATGGAGCAACCACACATTGATTTAATCTTTCTACATACCATAGCTTCAGGATATGCATTCAGAATCTTATCGAACATTTCATCTCGCCATTCGATATCATGATATACAATCAAAATACGTCGTCTTAAAACCATAAATAAATCTTTCATTTCTTCTCCTTAAATTTCCATCGATAGTAAGGTTTTTCTTCTCCAAAAAACCAATATCTCTCATAATCATCAATCACGATCGCACATGCAGACAGGATTATCCATAGCAGCGAGAATGGTAGACATATCTGTCCAAGTAAATTAAATGGCATGTTTGAATAATCCCATATGCCAAGTCCGAGCCACAGGTTTAAGATACATCCAGATATAAATTCGCCTGCAGTAACAATGCACGATCCTATGATTGCCTGTAACCATATCGGCGTGTCCATTGATAGAATCTCATTGATGAGACCAATACATATGCCACAAACACCAGCAAGAATAAACATGCTCACATGGCTATAACCGCGCCATATGATTTCAATCAGATAGTATATAGACCCCATCACGGTGAAGAGTGAGAGATATTTAAGGCATAATGATAGAGCCTTTTTCATACCAATAACCTCCGCTTAAATGTGATAGAGCCGGGTATACCGGCTCACCACACGAATTCTTATAACTTATTGACATAGGGTTCGTTGCCGGTTGCACTTTTCTCCATACTTAGCTTTTGGCTAATCCAACGATTATCTCTTGTGTAAACACAAATCGTAGTTGGAACCTCCCAATCCCTATACACATATATTAGTTTTCTTTCTGCATCTGAGAATACAGCATTTTCAGGACTTCAGACTGATATGCTTCCGGAATATCAATGCCGTATTCTACAGCACAGATGTCATTGATATCCGTCATGCTCTCAATATAATCTCTCAGAGAATTGAAATATGTAGTCTGGAACTCAATGCGGTTTTCCATAGCTGTATTCAGAGCTACAACATCTTCCTTAGAGTAGAATTTGCAAGACTCTCCATCGGCATGATATGGAAGTACGGTGATTCCTGCGTTTGCTCTATCGTTCAGCTTAGAAATCTTCAGCTGATCCGCAACTTCAAGACTGAAGTGATGAGATTTCTTATCAGACAGTGTGATATCAAATCCCTGTGTAATCACTTCGTTGCAAGCAACGCTCATAGCCGCAATCTTTGCAGACTTCACATCTTCAATATTGTCATTTGTTACGACGCCTGCTTTGATAAGCTGTGCCATTACATCGCCTTTGATTTTATCTGGCACCGCATCGAATTCTTTTTCACCGTTGTATACAATGTCTGTCCAAAAATTGATTAACTGAATCATATAACACCCTCCTCTTAAAGTAATGCACTTAGTTCAATGATGCACTGTTTCATTTTTTCTGCTTCTGTCATTTCACAAATGATAAATCTTGTGTGACCATCCTCGTTCCAGATATTTGTGCATGTCATATCTTTGTAGTCAACGCCTCCAATGTTTACATTGGATAAATTAGCATCAGACAGAATCTCAATATTAACAGCATCGTCTGTGATATAGTTGTTGCCATTGATCGTGGCGTGAATCTCTGTTCCGTTTGCGAGGATAATATTGTAAATAGTATTTTCCATCTATAAAACCTCCAAATAAGTCATAGTAAAGAAGATTTAAGTTGTCACGTTGTATCTTACTCATAAGGTGGCAGTGACCACCCATCCAGGAGCGAAACATATTTTCTACTTCCTCCTGTGTACGTTCTCCATTCTTAACCTTGATGCTCAAAGCTTTGAGTTTACGTCTCATATCAACAATTCTTTTCGGATTGATTTTCCTTATTACTCTACCTGTGTCAGTGAGAGAGTAGGAGATTTGAAGAAATCTATAGTAGTCTGATAGCTTTACTATTCGTGTTTTCTTCCTGTTCAATGTCATTCCGAGTTCCGTTGCTTTAGCTGCAATCTTAGCCTCAAGCTCTACAAGATATTCTCTGCTCTGAGATATCACATAGCTATCATCCATATATCTGCCGTAGAATTTCTGACCTTCTACAATCTTGACAAAGTTATCTATTTGCGTTGGATAATATATTCCGATTATCTGCGAACACTGATCTCCAATATTTACAGATTTACGCATATACTTTTCGCCTGTATGAGCGGACTTCGGAACATTCAATCTGTATTCTGCAGAATTGAAAGGTGTTTCCATGCAATGCTCATATTCTTCGTCGGTCATATATGAGACATCAATCTTGAAATTATCGAAGATTAAGTCCAATAACCATAGCGAAAACTCATCTGTAACATGTTTTGCAATTTCTTTATATGCAATATCATGTGGTATGTTATCGTAGAATTTACTGTAATCCATCAGTAAGATGTACCCGTCATTTCCGTGCTGGCGATAGTATTTGTGTAGATGATATTCAAATCTTTCGCGACTGAAAGTAATTCCTTTTCCTTTGAGCGACGCTCCATTATCATAGACGAGATAGGAGAGTAGGCTCGGAGCAAGAACATTATCGCAAAGAGAATGCCGGATTACTCTGTCTGACATTTGAAGACCAGTAATGGGTCTTGTCTTTCCTCTTTCGTTAATAATGAATTCTGTCGAGGCTAATGAATGGTAGTTTCTGCTCTTTAAAGCAGCTTTACTTTTCACAATATGCGGAAGAAAATTCATTTCATATTTCTGAACCTGTGGTTTCCAGTCAGAATCTTTCTTAGCCGCTATATATGCGTGATAAAGTGAATTCAGATTATATACAACGTCACACTCATCTTCAAATTGTGTGTTTGTATTAGTCATTTCTTTCCAAAATTATTTGACGTTTGTAGCAATCAGTCGTAACGAATTGCATCGCCTTTGTCTTTTAGTGCATTCCTGCACACGGACAATTTCTCCTTTCTTCGTTTCTTGTATCTGCATATAGCATAGTTAAACAAGTGGAAGAAATCGGACGAACACCATTAGAATTAGAAGCGTTGTTGTTGTTCGCATTACCGTTGTTGTTCACATTAGCGAAGTTAGTCGCACTCCTAACACCACGGAGCCAATAGTTGAAGCGACTAAACGGCACAAACATACAGAAATTGCCCGGATTATTCTTCTTATGCTTTCACAGATTCTTTCTCTCTGTTTAAAATACTCTTACGAATTTTGTTGTCAGATTTTCTCCAACCTTTGATTAACGCCTGTTCTTGTATAATCATATTTGTGATATTTTCATATTTTTCTATATTGACAGGCAGAGTGGTAATGATATACTGTAATTCTTGAATTAAGTTCTCGCAGTGACCAAGAGCTAAGTCCTGATGTATTCTGCGTTCATCACACTCACTAATGAATTGCGGACTAATTTCATTAGCTAGAAAAATTTCATGTACCATATCACGGGTAATTTGTATAATTGCTTTCTGCTCATCTGGTATAAACCATTCTACAAAAGCTTCATATCGCTCCTTGCGCTTAGCAATATTGCGATCATAACCGTCCTTTTGATTTTGACTCCATCCTGCGTATGCGTCTGGCTTAGGTTTTTCTTCATATTCCTTTAAACCAAACTGTCGCAAAGCAAGGTCTGTAATAACAGTTCTTACTTTATATGCATGATGCTCAACCTCGAATGGAGATGGCTTTCTATTTGCTTTCAGTACCGACATCATTCCCTCCGTATTGCCCACCCACCTAAAGGTGGGATGGGATTAAAGATATTGCTATGTATTTCTTGCTAACCTTTAATTAACGAAGAAAAACGGACGAACACCAAGAGAATAAGAAGCGCCGTTGGAGTTCGCAAGACCGTTGATGCTCACACGAGCGAAGAAAGTCGCACTCCCAACACCACGGAGCCAATAGTTGAAGCGACGGTGAATATATTCAGGAGCTAGAGCGAACAGCGGAAACTGAGAGTTGATACATCCAACTTCATATCCGCTATTAGCCCATACATTTGTTCCGTACACCATAACCTCAGACATCAGTTCAACTTTACAGTCATACCAAGCCCACCCAGAAGCCTGTCCGTTAGAGGTTGCGTTCGGAAGAATATCTCTGTAAGACATTACATGAGTAGAACCGAAGTCGTTCACAATCTTCTGAGTTGCCTGTGCAAGGTTGGTAGTTCTCATATCAGAATTTGCATATGCACCGGTTGTTGTATTTGCAGCAGAACCTTCTGTATACTGACCACTATCTGTATTGTGCATCTGTGCGTTATACAGAGCAGAGTCAGGAACGAGGCACATGCAGTTACCCATGGATGCGTTGTCTCCAATCTGTTTTCCAAGATTGAATCCAGCGATTCGATATACAGTACCATTGATTGTAAGGTAATCACCTACATACAGGTCATCAAATGTACCTGCCTGAATAGCTTTAGACATCGCAGATGTGTAAGCTGTACCTAAATTCTTACCTCTGAAAATAGAGTTGTGACCACCTGCATTGTTACGAGCAGCTCCTTTGTACAGTTCATTTACTGCATCCGGCAGAGACTTTGTTCCCTGATCCAGACCGAAAGTTTTACCTGTCAGCTTATTCAGTGTAGCTGTGGAAAGGTTGCCGAAAGTCACACCTTTAGTACCGTTCGCACCGTCAACTGGAAGTACATCAGAATCAGCGACAGCAGTAACAGCAGAAAGGTCTTTAATTCTTGTTGTATTTGCCATAGTATATTCCTCCTCTTATATACCTAATTTCTTTTCGAGTTTCTCTATACGTTCGTTGAAACTCTGCATTTGCAGCTCATCGTATAGAATTCTGACCAATAAAAAATGAGTATACTCAATGCAGTAATACTCATCTTCATCATCAGGATTAAGTTTTCTTGTTCCAAGCATCAGGAGTTTATCTTCAACTCCATGCCTAGCGAATGCATTTCTTAAATCTTGTGCTAGAATTCCAACGCATAACTCATCGTGGTCGTAGTCAGGTGCTGACATTCTAAACTGTTTGAAATGTACTTCTCCGACAGCTAGGATAATTTCCTTTGCTATCGGTTCAATATCTCGTTTCATGCGAACATCCGAGAGAGTTCCGCTCCACGTCCCATCAAGGAATCCTTTTCCATTTTCGGCTTTGATATGTATACCATCGGAATTTGCATAGATGCGCCCACGTTTTCCTTGAGTTCCATTATTGTTATAGTACCAATCAGACCATCCATATCCACCAGGCGTATTTTCATTCATTAGATTTACGCCTTTAAAAATACGCATCAGCATAGCGCAATCAAAACCAGAGCGATTAGCGGTTTTCCCAAACGCAATACCATCGCCACCAGCTTTATAGTCCATAGTTGCGAAGCCGTTTGATAATGTCATTGTAGCGATGGCTTCACGACCTGCTTTATCTCGAATGATAACTCTGATATCGTATGCTTCAGTGTCCGAAACAGCGATAACACGAGTGTCATTAAGAGATAATGAACTTGCACTAATATCTAGGTTTGTCCATGCGGATTGCCCTGCAATTCTGTATTGTAGAACAGGAGTAAGCGTGTTGCCGGATATACTACTTACGGAACCTTTGGCAACGATTTTAGCATGGTCTCCGGTATCGTCTGATACGAAATTACTGGTAGTTGTTCCAGTACCACGAGATGCTGTGATAGAAGCGGATGGAAGGCTGTAATCGACTACAGTAACATCTAATGCAACAGATGCAGAACGACCTCTACTATCGGTAGCAGATACTTTTACAACTTTTGTTCCGGTCTTCGTAAATGCATCGAATGTATACTCTGTTCCGCTTGATGCCGTTTTGTCTGACATATCAGTAACCGCTATTTTCAGTGTTTTAATGGACGATCCATACACACCAGAAGCAGTAGGTTTTACCTTAACCCCAGAAAGCAACTTCGCATAACATCCAAATGTATTATTCGTATTGGAGAGCGATGCAATATTGCATGTAGGAACTACGGATGCTGGGAGATAAGCAGTAACTGACACAGTTTTCGTACCAATCTTTGTGCCTCCATTCATCGTATCAACAGTGAATGTCAATGTTCCGCTTGTCGCATTCGGTATCTGACCAGCATATTTTGCTATCGTAAATCCATTCCATACTACGTTATCCACACAAGAGTTCGTTACGACTTCAGACTTATTTCCGAATGTAGCTGTGACCTTATGTGTGAAGCTCGCTTTCTTATTCATATGTATGATTATCTGGTCGCCCATGTTTACCGAAGATACGCTTGAAGGCCAGTTGTTTACTGAAGGCTGCGATGCTCTTGGTATGGTATCAAGAGACCAGCTACCGCTTCCATTTCCTGTACCATCCGCATAATAGTAAATAGCACTAGAGATACTTGCGGAAAAAGATTGCGTACCATTACTGTTATGATTTACAGTGACAGAACCACTACACAGTTTTCCTTTATATTGCTTCCATCGACCAGTGTTGTTATAAACTGTGCTTCCAGCAACAACTACCTTACAGGGTCCCGTCATGTACCATCCGGCACTACCGCCTATAGCTTCGACGGTGTAGTAGATTGTAGATGTATTTGCACCAACATTTTGCGAAGCCGTCCAGCTGAATTTCCAGCATCTTCCTTCGTATCCACCGGTCGTAAAACTTCCGCTTAAAGCCATACAATATCACCTCCTTTATGGCTAAGAATTTATTGCCCCCCAAGGTACCTAAATGACAGGTTACCATTTGAACGTGGGATAAAGGCAAACTTTCCAAGTTGCAATCTGTCTAAGATTTCAGCATCCGTTACATACAGTTTATTGTTACTGAAATAAGCAACTTCGTCTGTTCCTTGGTAGAAACTTAACTTTTGCTCGCTCAACAGCATAGATAACTGCATAGATGGGTCTTGACTTGAAATCTTTCTTGTAATACGCAGTCCGGCATCTTCCATAGAGAAACATTCGGTCGTTTGTTCTATACTTTCAATTCTGCCGTCTATAGCATCTACACGAACAATGTACGTATTGACATCAGTCTGAACCTTATCAACTTGCTGTTGTGTAGTAACACTGCTTTTTCGTATTTCTTCAATCCGACCATCCTCACCAACTAAGTCATCGAAATCCTTTCTATTTGCAACCACATTATTGATAACATCGGAAATGATTTTCTTCAGTTCCTCTGACATATCTCCAGTAATTTTGTCCGTGTAATCGGTTAAATCTTCCGGAGCAGGGTAGTAGTCTGTAGGACGATTTCCCTTTTCCAACTGAATATAGTCGATTGCATAGTAGTCATTATTGTTCATGTTGTCAGTGATTCTAAGTACGTTAGAAGTAATACCTACGCTACCAGTAGAGATAAGCTGACCAGACGATGTAACGATGTTGTCACGAGCATCCGACACAAGATCAAACTCTGTATCTTCCAAAGTCAGAACTGTATAAACTTTGTTCCATCCAGATGTGAGCTGTATCTGTTGCATATCTGTTGTTTGCATTACACCATTTGTGTTTGCAAGACACACATTGATTGTCGTACTCTGACGAGAGTATACATTCATAGATACAGTCAATTTCGTACCAAGCTCTACAGCAACTAAGTTGTCGGTATACACTTCGTAGTAAACCGCTTTAGCCGCATTAGACCCAGTTCCGGATTTAACCTTGATTATTCGCTTTGCATCAACTTCGTCTTCGGAAATAGAATATACGCCGTCTGTTCCATAGTAATGGCAACCTTCGAGCTGGTTCGATTTCTTCAATAAGTTTCTCGCTCCGATAAGCATGTTTGAGCTATCTACTAAAATTGGTATTGTCTGGATGTCGAGCATGTTGTCATCTGTAGGAGTCTGGTTTGCCTTATGCATTTCTATCGTATAGAATGTAGGCATTTCGCTTTCTCCGTAGATAGTAAAGCTCTGCTCCGCAACATTACCCGTAGAACTCAGAACTTCTTCGGTACGGTTATCGCTATAAGTCTTAGATATAACAAAACGGCATGGATAAACCTCTCTGTCGGCATCTCCATCCCGATAATATCCTCTGACTTTAATAGTGTCAGGCGTGATTATATTGTTTCCATCAATCTTTACAGTAGATGTATCTACCTCAAGGAAGTATGTTCTTCCTGCAACTCCGACATCTCCTTGCTTTGCATTTGTATACGTAACTGTAGAATTCCCGTCAGAATACTGAACGGTTGTTCTAGTCCATAAATACATGCCGTCTGTGAGATCAGGTATTGTATCAGACCATTTGTTAGTTACGAATGTTCTTGATGAGTTATCCACGAGAGATAAACCACCGCTTGTAACAAGCTCTATTGATTCAGGAGGTGTAGTGCTTTTCTCAGTTGTTGCAATATACTCTACCTTCGTAGAAGTAATTTTTACATCGCTTCCTTTAATAAGAGTCCATGTATACTTTGATGGGTCGGTGCTGTCTGCCTCGATGTTATCTGTATACTGTCCGATGTATTTCTTGTCGGTTCCGACAGTTGTATCGAATCCGGTTTTTCCATCGGCAGAATCTGCGTATGCAATATGGACATATCCATTTTCTCCGGCAGTTCCATTCTCACCGACATATTTAGACCACTTGTATGCACTTGCTTGAGTAGGAGCAGTAGAAGTGGTTGTGGACGCAGTACCAATGTATTTCGTAGCACTTGATGGTGTTTGCGTCATTCCAGTACCGTTTGCATCAGTAGCGTAGCGAATCCAAAGATATGACGACACTCCATCGAAGTAATCGACTCCCTTGACAGGAGTTTTACCGTCAGCTCCTTTGATAAGAGACCATGCGTAATCCTTATAATTTCCGCTATCAGCTTGTATATTGTCAGAGTACACACCGATATATGTAGCGCCAGTAAATTCAGATTTTGAGAATCCGTCTTTACCATCTGCACTTTTTGCGTATGCAAAATGTACATATCCATTCTTGCCTGGAATACCATCTTCCCCGTCTTTACCAGCAAACTTAGACCATGTGTAAGAGCTTGCAGTATCTGGGTCTTTAATCACATCATTCACACAGATACCGATGTAATCTGATGGAACCTCAGATATCTGATTATCAGTAGGATTTGGATAAGCAGAATATTTGATATGAACATAGTTGCTCGAACCATCTCTACCATCTCGCCCATTGATACCGTCAATACCGTCCGTACCGTCAATACCTTGTCTTGATACACTGTAAGTTACTGTTGAATGACCGTCGGAATAGTTGACAGTTGTTCTTGTCCAAAGATAAGAGCCTTCGATTACCTCCGGTATTGTTGTAAGCCACTTATTCGTAGCAATTTCGTTTCCGTTGTGATCCACAAGTATCTTTCCATCGCTGGTTGCCATAGAGTTAGCGTCAGGAGGAGTAGTACCGTTGTCACTCGGTATATACACAACCTCTGTAGATTCAATCGTTACGCTTGTTCCGTCTTCTCCTCGAATTTGAGACCATGCATATTTCTTATAGTCCGTACTGTCTTCTTTGATATTGTCCGTATATACACCGATATGCGTTGCGCCTTCATACTCAACTACGCTAAAGTTTACGCTACCGTCTGATGACTGTGCATATGCGAAGTGTACATAGCTATCTGTGCCATCTCGACCATTCGTTCCTGGCGTACCGTCTTTTCCATCCTTACCATTGAATCTACTCCAAGTATAAGAACTTGCTGTTGTTGGGTCATTGAGGTTAGTATCTACGCATATACCGATATAAGCAGCCGGAACCTCTGTCAGCATCTCGTCTGTTGGATTCTCGACCGGACTATATTTGATATGTATATATGAAGATGTACCATCAACACCATCTCTACCAGGTATACCTTGAATACCCTGACCGCCATCAGCACCGGCTTTCAACTTTGCAATACGGAATTTCTTGCTGACAGATAACTTATCCATATAGATTAAATCAAATACGATCTCACCCATATTTGTAGTCAGATTCTTGATTGTATATCTATGAAGTGTCTTGTCCCATTCGCCTTCGATTCCACTTGTAGCAGTAATTGTCCATTTCAAATCGGATGATTTCGTAATGTCCGTACTGCCTGAGAATACAAGAACGTCCGTGTAGCAGTCAGCAAAATTTCCACCATTACCGTTTGAGTCTGTGGTTATTCCTATATATTCATTGGTAAGCTGAACGACAAGAGCAGCCGCTTCTTGCTTGATAGTCTTATCGATATAGGAACCAAGGTCATCGCTTGTTGTCATTTGGATGTGTCTGCCATTGATTTTGATATTTCCATCATCATCTACATACACATATTTCGTATAAGAACCGTCTTCATTCTTACGCTGAAGTGTAAATAGATCCTTGTTTGTATCAGCAGCATCTGCAGTAATTGTCATTCCGTTCTGGTCAATTTTTACAGAACCAGAAGTGTTGTAAATACCGAGTTCGTTTCCGAGAATGATATTTCCTACAATTTTGTGTGCGATGATACCATAATCTTCTTTATACGTTCCAGTTTCCGGGTCATAGTAAATGTATTTACCGAGACCAGTCTTAACTGTTTTCCATCCATCATTGGTGTAATAAAATCCATGATTGATAATCTTTGTCTGCTCTGCACTATAGTCATCTCCGAATTCATTCTTTTCTCTCATTAAGAGACCGGACTCATCAACAACCATATTCTGATTATCGGCTGCATTGACAATCTTCTTATTTGTCAGATTCAGACCGTTTTCAACCATATCCATAATCTGCTTATTGGCATTGTTTCCTTTATTAGCCTGATGCTGTACCATAGAGTATGATGTAGCCATAGATTGAGCCTGTGCCAAAATACTTTGTGTATCTGACATATAGTCCAGTCCATATGTGACATCAGAGAACTCCACATCTAACTTATCAAGATTGTCATAATCAATCTTATAAGAGGTAAGTCTCAGCTTATATACCACTCCATCAATTTCGATGTGAACCCAGTTACCGACCTCGAAATTAACCAGAAGAGGAGAGAATGTCGCATTTCCTTTAACAAGATAAAGCTGGTCATGAGTAACAATCTGAATGCCATCCAATGTTACGATTGGTATTGGTGATTCTTCTACGTCTTGTTCTTTAACCAGAAGGAAATTGTTAAGGTTGCAACTGATTGTATGCTGTAATGTTGCAGATTTTATGATTTCACGTTCTGCGTTTTTAACAAATTCTTTCGCCTGAGTGATAAGCTCAGTATCTGATAATCCGTCAGAGATGAAGTTATCATTCTGGTATGTATCGTCACGGCGGAAAGAGCAGAATTCTACCCACAGAGATTCTCCAAGGTATGTTCTAAGGTCGAGCTTATTTGCAATAGCCTGTCTCTGCTTTTCGATATAATCCAGAACTCCATCTGGGTTGCTTCTTGTTCCTCTTAATTTCAGAACTTCGGCTTCACGCTCGCGTAACTCATCCTGAATCCATACACTGCGGTTGTAGTACGGTAGGTACATGGAAGTGTATAATTCGTTTTCAGGATCAGCAACGCCTTGCTGAATTAGGATATCCAGGCATCCACGGGCGATACTTGCAAGAATGTTCAGGTTATCTACGCTGTAATAAGATAATGCCTGTTTGAATTCGGACTCACTCTTTTTGAACAGAGCAACGGTTCCTGTGGCATCAACCTCATTTTTCTTCATTGCCTTTTCAATCTGGCATTTAATGAAATCAGGAGTTGCATCTGATACATATACAGTCAGCTCTGCAGATGTTGCTGTGTCTTCGTCATCAGCATATCCTGTCAGTGTAATTGTTCCTTTCCATACCTTTGCTTCATAAACATTGCATTTAGCTGTAATCCGGCAAAGAGAAGTATCAATGAATACTTTTGCATAATTCTGGACTGCGGAAGTGACAGTAGCAGAAGAAGCAATATCTCCATTCTGGATACCAAGTGGTGACAATGCGCCGGATGTGAGTTTCGTGAGTTCCTTAGCTGCCGTTGTCTTTTCTCCATGCTCAGATGCAGGAGCGAGAGTTGTTTTCAACAGGCTGTAGAAATTCAAAGCAGAGTAATATAAATCTGTCAGTGCTGAATAACCTACGATAGGATACTTAACATTCACGAGAGTGTCATCATACAGTTTGTATTTGTTGATGAGTGCATTGTATTCTGAGATAGCAGTAGATGGGATATCAATCTGCTTCTCGTTTGAATATGACGCATACTCTTTATCGTAAGCATTCAATTTATCCTGTAACTCTTTTGACATATCTGAACGAACAGAATCACTCAGATACCAGATATACTGGCTTCCGCTCGGATTGATATTACGAATCGTTGCAGTCATCAAATCGTCCCCGGCTACAAGACGGAAACAGTTCTTTACACTGTCTTTGTTGGACGAATATGTAATATCACCAGCGAAATTTTCATGACTAAGGAATATTCCGCTATCTGTTCCATATCCATAATTGATATTCGCAGACCCACACTTCGGGCATACTTTAGTTGTGAATGATCCACGCTCACCACATTCCATACATCTATCATTTAAGTCATATACAGAAATGGTACGGTGTATTTTTCCATCATTATTCGTATATTCGCCATACACGAACAAGCATTCAACCTCATTTGCGATATCATCAAATGCATCTTTTATACTTGAACCATCCCATGAGAATGTTCTTTGCAGATTTGCGATAGAAGAATCTACATGAACAATCGTATAGTGAGATGCTTTATCTTTTAAGATTCTATCCAAAGCAGAAGCTTCCGGATTCTTTGGGTCGTAAATGATAGTAGGAGAGTAGTCATCTCTCGCAATATCATCCTCTGTGTTTATCTCAACACCATTTAATGTGAGCTGACCAAGCTCAGCCTCCTGTAAATGAACACCCTGACAATGCTTGATTGTACAGTCGTTTTCATCAACTTCTACAGAAAGCTCATACCACGGATTGAATGTAGACGTATCAAGGTGTGGTATATATACCAGTCTGAAATCTTTAATATCGTCCCATAACTGGCATTCAACACCATTGATCTCCTTATAAACATCAAAGGATATCTCAGCAGTTTCTACAAGTGCATTTGCATTCGTCAGTGATTGGACATTGTGAATAATTCCTTGTTTGGTTCCGCCACGATAAGAAAGAACGAGATCTGGTGTAATTGGCTGACCGTCAGGACTTATTTCAATAAGACCTCCGTATAAAGAAGTATTCACGCAATCACCACCTTCGCAATCGGATTATATGAAATAGAGTATGTACAAGGGAGATTGAACGTCAGCTTGTTCAATGTATTGCCATACTCATTGTTGATTCTTATAAATTTGTAATTGAAATCATCTCCAAGCTCATGTGACTTATTGCTTGATAGTATTTGAAGGAGATGAGTAAATGTCAGTGTTTCACCGGAGGAGCAACCTCTGACAACAGTCTCCCTTTTATCAAACTCATTCATAATCTTTAAGTCGCCAGCTGATTTCAAAGTTATCGTGATATCAGGATAAATATATCCCTCGTCGTCACTTGTATCGTCAATACTTACAGTTCCATCTTTGGCTACAGACCCGCTGATATTTACCTTGTCTTTATATCCGAAGGGAGCTGTAGCCGTGAATGTTAATTGAAATCCAACACAAACAGAGTCTGAATGAATCTCTTCTACATTGAATGTTCCGTTCCAGAAGATGCCTTCATAATCAATACCTCCGGCTCTGAATTCGGACGCTACTGGACTTTCCAGCCAGCGCTTTAATGCAGCAGCTTCCTTTGGTGTTATTGCATTTCCGGCGTCATTTCCGAGTCTGCATATCGACATCTCCGCTACAAGCGCACCGTCGTAGACTGAATATATAATAGGAAAGTATCTTCCACCGAACATTGATATTGATGTCAGCTCTCTTTGCGAATCCGTTGTAACATTTTCAACAGATCCAGAACCATCGAACTCACAGAGCATGTATCCGTGATTGCTCAATGACTCACCTCTAAAAGTAAAATCACATCTATCCATGCGTCCTCCTCCTTTCACTTATACTTTGAATTGCTTATTTAACTGATTGAATTTTTTCTCATAATCTTTGCGTATTTTCCGTATTGCAAATACAGCATCTTTATATTGCTTTCTATACGCAATAGCTTCTTGAATGTTTTTATTCCATTCATTACGAAGCGAATCTACGCTTCCGATTATTTGCTCGTAACGGGAGACTCTATCTGAAAGCTCAGCATTCTCTGTATGCAAAGCTTTGTTTTCACTTTCAAGTTTTTTGTTTTTATCACGCAGGCTTTGAATTGTACGTTCCTGCATTCTGACTTTTCTATCTAAATTCATATCCTTTTCCTCCAATAGAAAGAGAGGCAACGATTAAATTGCCTCTCTGATTGCTACCATTGATATTTATTTTTTGATAACTTGCTGCCACCAGATAACTGGTCAACAGTCATAGAACGAATCATCTTTTCAAACTTTCCGTCCTTACGCATCTGATTCATAAAATCATTGTAGTCTTGTACATGTTCTATCGGAATTGTTACCTGATAGGTGATGTCTCCGATATTTGTTTCTCTGCCTGAAATTGGCGCACCAATTTTGGCAAGTTGCGATAACACATTCGCAGCACCTTCATCTCCTCCAAACAGTTCGCTCAAAGGATTATTTCCGTCTGCGATACTCCTCATAGCATCTTTCAAGGCAATAAAGTTTTGTGTATCTTTTGGGTTAAGAACCATTTCAGGTTCTGTAGGCGTACCATCAAGCCAAGCCATTCCGGTATAATCAGCCAGACCACCCTTCTTAAATGCACTGTAGTAATATTTAGAAAGATTGCTCCTTCCTGTACTTATCCAGTATCTATACAAATCTCCATTATTGGCGTGAGCATTGATGTAGCTCTGTACGGCAGCTGCGTTAGATGCTCCGAATTTAGCGGTAAGACGTTTCTTTCTGTCTGGGTCATTTCCCCATCCAGATTTAGAACCGTAAATCCAGATAGCAGCGGCAACGCCACGTTTTACATCCTCATTGAATTTCGGAGTATTGTTGGTTGGTTGCTTAGCAGGAGTATTTGCTTGTGCAGGTGGTTTTGCGGACGTATCCGTCTTCGTTGATGGAGTAGCAGAAGATATAGTTGAATCAGCCTTCTTATCACTTTCTTTTACCATAGCACCAATTTTGTATGCTATTTTTGTGATAACATCATTTACTGATGTCATCTGTGTTAAGAAAGATTCTCCATATTTTGTAATGATGGAGCCTGCGCCACCCTCATTTGTCCAAATAGACTTCATTGCAGCGGTTAAATCGTAACCAACTTTATCACTCTGTGTTTGCAGTGTGGTACTGATATTGGCTGAATTCTGATTGATAGTGTTAATCATATCAGCCATTAAAGCATCGATGTTATCCAGGCGTTCATTTAGGATAGCTTCATACTCATCATACAGATTGTCGAGAAGCTTTTTCTGTTCACTGATATAGTGTTCATACTGAGTCTCCTCAAGATTATCCATAGCATCAGCTAAGTCAACCTGAATTTTCTGTATGGTTGCTTTAGTCTCTTCTGAGTTGTCGCCGGAATAAGCAGCTAACTGTTTCTGAAGTTTAGAGATTTCTGATGTCTGTTCCTCAACCTTTTTCTGATAATCGTACAGATCCTTGGCTGTATCCATAGCATCTGTATATCTATCAATCAAATCCTGTAATGCATCAAGCTCTTTTTCGATACCATCAGCAACAAGGTCTTTAATAGCCTGTTTCTCATCCTCTGCGGCAAGGATAGAATCACGTTGAGCCTCAAGTAAATCCTGACGATGCTCCAGAAGTTTCGTGTTGTTCGGGTCTTCTGCAATCTCGGCATTTAACTTCTTCAATTCCTCTGCATACTTATCAGCCTGAGCCATGTACACATTATAGTTCTGACCGTGAAGACCTAGCGTTGCCATTCCGGTATCAGTAAACTGTCCGTTATCGGTAAATAAGTTAGAGTTCTCCATTAAGTCGATCAGGAAGTCCGCCTCGTCAGTGATGTTACTGATTTGCTCCTGCAAGTAATCGAATCTATCCCACTTTGTCTCACGAATTGAGTTCTGGAATTTTACAAGAGCTGTTTCAGATTCCTGGATTTTCTCCTTAACTCCGTTGATATCATTCTGCATGTCATACCATGCTTCGCTGCCTTCTTTGATTTCTCCAGAGTTGACAGCTTCCGACATAGACCGAACAAGTGAGTCAAGCTCTTTCTTCTGAATATCAATGTTTTGTTTCTCAACATTTTGCATTGCTTCATAGAACTTAGTGCTTGCCATATATCCTCGTTCTTCAAGGTCATCTATGCCATTATCATACGTATTCGTGAGATGCTCTAAGAGACTGAGCTGGTTTTCAAAATCGTTTGAGAGATTATCGAATCTGTCTTTGTATAAGTTGGCGATTTCTTCGTGCAGATCCGCAACAGCGTCCTTCGCTTCAATAGCCTTCTCGTAAAAGTCCTGATAATCCTTAATCTTATCGGCGAGGTCTTCATCAGTAACAGTCGTGATTTCAATCGAACCGTCTCTGATTTTTCTAGCCCAAGATTCGTCCAGACCGAGAGAATTGGCTTTTGCCATATATCCCTCATACGCTCTGTTCTCTACATCAATCTTATTTGCAATAGCAGACATTTCAGAAACTAATGCACTATTACGTGTGCTAAGAGTCTTGAATGCACTATCAGCAGTTGCTTTCAGTCTATCTATTGCTTCGGTCGCTCTATCGACAGCAATCGCAATAAGGTCAAATACTTCTTCAAATTCTTTTTCAGACGAAGAGGAGCTTGATTTAGATCCACTTGATTTCGATGACGAAGAACCTCTGGATGAACGAGATGAGCTTCCAGAACTTTTCTTCGATGAAGAAGATGGTTTTCTGCTTGTAGAAGATGAGCTTGGCTTATATGGTTTGTATCCGCCAGTAACCATCGCTGTACCGCTAACTAGAGCAGAAGCCCGTCCAGAAACATATCCGTTCTCAAGTAAGCTTTCGGTCTGCTTGTGATTGAATACGATTGCTCCTGCTGGTATATCTCTAAACTCCGCACCATTGTCTCCGACTGTATACCATCTGCCGGTTCGTGGGTCTACAACAATTTCGCGACCAAGTTCTCCAACAAGAGTGCTGCCGCCAGGTGCTGTTCCCCAGTCTCCGCCAGCTCTCGCAGTTCCGCCAGCATGAGCGGTACCGCTTACATTTGAACCAGTTTTTACATAGTTTACATACCGTGTAATCGTACTGAATGAGCTAGGGAGGTTTGCAGTATTAGCTATATAGTTTACAGTTCGATTGATAGAAGAGAATGATTCGGGTAATAAGTCTGTCTTCGGGTCATAGATAACATCGCACTTCTTTGACTCAGGATTATACCCGTCTATTGCCGACGCATCGACATTTGCCTTCACATTTATAGTCTCCGCAGATAGTCCAGCGATAGATGTTTTGATGGAATCAACCGATGTTGAATCAATATTCAGCTTCGCTTTGATATCTGGAGAAATGCCTTCTATTTCAGAAGCCAGAGAATTTACTTTCGATTCAGCTTCAGATGTATCAGCACCGACTTTCTGTTTAATCTCAAGGTCGTTTGTTGCGTTCTGGAATTGCTGTAAAAGAGATATTGCGTTTCCAATTTCGCCTTCTACCTGAGATGTATCAACCCTCATTACATCAGGCTGTGATAAAAGCTGCTTCTGAGTGAGGCAGTATTGAATAACAGCATTGGCATTATCAATACTTGACGCATCTACGTCAGGTCTGGCTTTTACGCCATCCATTTCTGCTATAGTTGCATCCAATGCATTTATCTGTTCTTCGGTCGTTGAAAGGTCAGAGACATCCATTTTGATTTTTAAATCGCTATTTCCGTCCATCTGTCTTAGAGATTCCGCAGCCTCATTAGCTTCTACAGCTAAATCGCCTATAGTCTTTACGGCTTCATCTCCCCAGTCGAAATTTGCACCTTTAAGCTGAAGCTCATCAAAGAATGCCTGAACAACACCTGATGATAAATTAAGACCTTCTGCAAAATCCTCCATCTTCTTGCCACCGAGGACTTTAAATCCATCGTCTTCACTGTATGACATAAGACCTGCATCAACAGATTTCTGCAAGAACTTATCTACATCAAGTCCCTCTACAACTCCGTCATCATCAAATCTCAAATATTCTTTGAAATTTGCCATATATGATTCGATTGCACTAAGGTCTTCGCTATCTACAGAATCTGGAACGATGAAATCTACAGCTGCTTCAAATTTCTTTGAGCCAAAGTTTCCATATATATCTGAATTTGCGTCGTATGTGTCTCGAATTTGCTGTATAGCACTAACCGTATCATTTGCCATGTCGCCATAGTCTGATGCGCCTTGTGCGTTCAGCCAGTTCTGATATGCTCCGACAGCTTCCTGAATAGAAGCAGATAATAAATCATACTGAGCACAGTTATCTGCAATAGCACTATTTTCGGATAATAAGGCATCAATAGAAGCTTGAATACTTTCCGCAGTTTCTCCTTCTGCGAAGCTTGCGTCTTGCAACTGCTGACGATACTGTTCAATCTGTCTTGCATTCTCAAGGTACTGAGCCTGTTCAAGCGCCTTGTTCGTGTTGTTTGTTGCAACCTGCTCTTCGGCTTTAGCCTTAGCAATCTCACGAACTTTCTCTGCATTTAACTGCATTGTACCATTGACATACTCAAGAGCACCTCTGTAATCTGCAAGTTCGTCTGAATTGAAATCTGCAAGAGATACAGACTTGCCGTTCTGCTGACTACTAAGAACACTCTGTACAGTTGTAAGACCATTAACAAGATTTTCAGCAGCAGTACGCATATCTGACATAGATGCTGTTGTTTCTTCCATTCCTTCTACAGGCTCTCCAGAAACAACACCGAGTTCAATAAGCATATTCGCGAGTGACTGAAGGCTCTCGGAAGATGTATCACTGATTACACCTGCGTCAAGCGCAGCCTGCACCAATGCATTTATCTGTTCTTCGCCTTCCTGTACACCATCTGTTTCAAATGCATATATGAAATCTTTGTCATCCAGCTTTAAGTCTTTCAGTTCCTTCGCCGCATCTGCAATTTCTTTTGCTCCGTCTGACGTATCAATACCATTGACTGCATCCTTAAAATCATTCGCACTGATAGCAGCGGTGTTTAGCTGATCGCTAATTTCAGTGAATGAGTCAGCGTATCCGCTCATATCAGATTCCAGAAGTGATTGAACGGACTTATCTACAGCGTCAAAGTTTGTCTTTGCTTCAGCTATTTTGGATGAGTCTCCGCTCGCAAGAGCATCATTATATTCTTTTACCGCCTTAGAATAATCACGCATCCATTCAGCAGCTGTCTTAGAATCTCCACTTTTGTCTTTGTACTCGGTTTTATCACCAGCAATTTCTGCAGCCTTTGCCTGTTCATATACTTCCTGATATTTATCCAGTATCTTGTTAGCACTTTTTAGACTGCTTTCAGAGTAGCTGAAAATATCGTCAAGCATATAATTGCCGCCAAGTTCATCTGATGCATTACGAACATCTGTCATGAAGTCATTCAGCGCAGCTTCAGCCTGAGATGCATCTCCGTCAAAGTACAATAGTAATTCTCCGCCTACGCCTTCGCTTGTTGTTATCAGATCTCCGTATTTTTCTTGAGAATTTTTAATTGCTTTCTTCAGAGCTTCTGATGCTTCGTCTCCCTCGATATCATAAAACTGTCCAAGGTAATAGGTTCTCTTTTTCTCCATTTCCTTGGTTGCTTTATTGATACCTTTTTGGTTCTCGTTTAGATACTTATTTGCATCTGACTGGCTTAACTGATCCATCAGACCAATCTGCTCACGCAGAGACCCATTTACAAGATCAATACCATCCGCCTGACTTCCATATGAATCTGTCAGAGATTCCTGAATTGAGAGAAGTTCGGACTTTGCTTGATATGCCTCTGATTCCGTAAGAGTTCCAGATGCTAACTGGTTTCTTAATTCTACAATTCTATTTTTATAATCTTCGATGGAGCTGTTTGACTCTTTCCATGCATTACCGGCTTCCTGAGCAGCTTGAACCTGTTTTTGCATGTAGTTATCATATATTTTCCATCCAATAAATGCGGCACCTACGAGTGCAATGATTCCGACGAGAGGTGCCAATGCACCGAATAATGCGGTTGCTCCTGCAGCGACTGCACCGAACACTCCGGCTCCACCTGCGAGTGCAGTTGACATAGCTTCAACTGCAATAGTTACTTGTGGAAACGCGGTTCCTAGTGCTTGTATGATGCTTGTAAGTGTTTTTGCTCCTTCGATACCTTTTATAGCAGACTCTTTTCAAAGGCAATATCATGTGGTATGATAAACGAAAAGGAGAGTAATTATATGTCACTTATTACGTGTCCGGAATGCGGTGCTCGCATATCCGATAAAGCATCATGCTGTGTGCAGTGTGGATACCCACTACAAGATGTGGATAAAACACCAGATTTATATTGTGTAAAGCGCATTGAAGATAAATGGGTGCTAGGCAAAGCAAGATCAATGCTTGCACAAACATACATTACAAATAAAAATTCATCCGAATATTCAGATTATTCGATAATAGTATCTGGTATTACAAAAGATAGAGCCGATATACTGCTTGACTTCATTATTAAAAATAGGGGAGAAGCAGAAGTAGTACCGGATGAAAATAGTAAATCTGTCAATCAGAAGATGATGGATTATATTGACATTAACTTCAATAAGAATGCGCCTGTAATGTGTCCACGTTGCAAATCCACGCAGATCGTAACTGGTCAAAGAGGTTTCAGTCTAATAACAGGATTTATTGGAAGCAATAAGACTGTAAACCGTTGTTCCAAATGCGGTTACACATGGCAACCAAAGTAATATCTTCTTATCGACGCAGATATTGTGCGTACCACATTTAAAGTAGGAGATAAGTTCCCACTACACGAGGACTATACATTAAAAGTCGCTACACTAGGCTGTAGCGGCTCAAAGGGTGGGTAGTCTCTGAAGATGAAGCTGTGAGTCTTCGTCCGGCTGATGTTATCCTATCCGTAGAAAATACTTCTACATGGCACTTAGGCTTACTATCACCATATACCATCCAATCATTTGTTTCTGCCTTTCGCAACATTCACGTTTATTGTTTCCAATTACGTTGTAGTATGATTGGTTTAACCAGTTTCCCAGCAATTACCCCTTCGTGTGATTTATTTTAAAACGCTCACCCATAGTCTTGGCTCATACCTCCATAACGGTACGTCCTTAACCATGCCGACCTCTGCCATAAAAGCAACCCATGATTTTGGGTTAAGCCACGTTCTTGATGACCTTGGCAAGTCCCAATCCTGCGAGAATTGTTCCTAATGATCCAACGGTCTCAACGATTTTATCAATCGCTTCTACGATACCTTTAAGACCTTCGACTGCTCCTTTTGTAAAGTTTGAACTGATAAAATCAGAAGAAAGCTCCTGAAAAGCTGCTTTTAGTTCTCCTACCTTAGCCTTTGTGGTATCCATATATACATTATTTGCTTCGGTAGCAGTACCAGCAGAATCCATAGCACTTGAATATGCTCCGATAGCGTCTTTGATATTCGTGATTGTAGACATAATACCTGATGTATTACGAGTACCACCAAGAATCTCTGCGACACGAGATTGAGATACATCTTCCATGTTATCCCAAACCTCAGCCAACTGTACAAAGATGTCGTACATGTCTTTATATGTGTTTTCATCTTTCATGATGTCAACGCCAGATAAAGCTTTGATTTCTTCCCTATACTTAGACAGACCCTGGGCTAATCCGTCTGTTTCTTCGCCCATTTCTTCAAGCTCTGTTGTAGCTCCTCGGATACGAGCACTGACTGTCTTCCACATTGTACCAGTGGTTTCTGCATTCTGAAGAGAAGCATTGGTGGCAGCAAAAAGAGCAGCACTCTTTTCAAAGTCAGTTCCAGAAGCATGGAGCGCAGCACCGCCTCGCTGGAATGCAGCCATCAATTCTTCCGCTGAAATTGCGTATTCCTGACCGACCTTAACAAGTACATCTGATACATGCTCTGCATCATTAGCATCTAACTCGTATCCCTTTATAATAGAAGTAATACCAGTTGTTGCTGTGTCTACATCAGTATTACCAACGTTCGCCATGATATTTGCATACTTAGCAAGGTTGGAAGAATCACTCATGTTGTAACCAAGACGAGCAAAAGTTTCAATAGAAGATGCTACATCAGTTACACTCTGTCCAAGCTCTTTAGCAAGTGCAATGGATTTCGTGAGGAATGCTTCCATCTGAGAATCAGAGGCTCCCGTTACGATCTTGATCTGAGCCATAGCACTTTCAACTTCAACCGCAGCAGACACCATCTGCTTTGCAGTTCTTACAGCAGTCATGATTACCTGTGTGATAGATAACCAAGATGCGAATTTTGTTGCTAAACCACCGAATCGATCTCCAAGTGTTTGGGTATTTTCACCAGCAGCTCTGATTGCAGCAGAAGACTCTGTAACAGTTGATTTGATACTACGGAATGAGTTCTCGAACTGTTCAGCAGATACAGTTCCGTTCATCAATCCAGACTTCAATGTTTCAAGCGCAGTAATCTGACCCTTTAATGCAGAATAATTATCACTGGATTTACCGCTTCTTGCGGCAGTCCATTTCTGTGTGTTGGCAGTAACCTGTCCAAGTAATGTGTTGACTTTATTTAAGGCATCGGTGTGCTTCTTTGTACCGGCTGCAAAAGTATCCTCACTTGCTTTTGCCTGTTTTGTCGCATCGGCGGCTTTCTTTGTAGCACTGGCATTTTCATTTTTTGCCTGCGTATTAGCTTTAATAGCAGCAGTGTCTTTTACCCAGATACCAGAGTTAGTCTTGGTATAGCCACCCATTGACTTCGTCGTATTCGCAGTTGCCGCAGCCTTAGTCATTGATTCAATCTGTTTCTTCATAGAAGACATGGATGAATCATCAAATTTAAGTTTTATTTTCGGTGGATTGGCGTTGACCTGAGAAACCAGACTGGTAATTCCTGCCTGAAATTCAGCATAACTCAACGAAGTATCCACGCCGACTGTCAGTAAAATGTCAGCCATTTATTTATCTCACCGCCTTTTGAATATAAAGAAAAGGACTGGCTTATACACCAATCCTTTCACTAAATGTTTACTATGTGTTTAAGAAAAAGCATCTCCAATAGAAATGTCTATGACATTATATTCAGACGCGTAATTACCCATAAAACTACTTACAGCATTATCTACGAAATGAGCACCTGGTATTACAGTTCTACTCCATGTTTCGTGACCATGCCACATACCATGTACGGGTCTCATGGTATGATCCACACCATTATTTAAAAGTGCAGCTAAATTGTTGATTCCACCAAATCTTCCCGGGGCAAGTGATGGTCTACTTAAATCTCCGGTAAAGAATATTTCTATTGTGTATGTATTTGCTCCAACAGGAATAGCAGAAGAGTGGCTCAGTTCAGAAATAGCAGATGCAGCATCGGAACTAATTCCAGAACTACTGATTGAGTTCCTTAGAACCTCGATGAATTTTTCAGCAGCTTCTTCCGGCGTATGTGTTTTGCCACCAGATTTCAGTGTTATACTACCAAGCATAACTTTGGTTACCATATTATTTACCTTTGCCTGTCCTGCGTTGCTTCCCATATGAGCCTGAGCCTTTGCCATAATAGACTCCATATTGATTGAAGCCATGATTATTTATCCCCTTTTGTCATCGGAACGACTTTATTCTTTCTGCTCTGAGATGCGAAAGCCTGTACAACCTTACCTTCGTCGATATCTCCACTGGAAACTGCGTTGATGAGCTTCGCAACATCATCTGTAGACACTCCGGCAAACATATTTTCCATGCTGCTTGTCAAATTTTCAAATTCCTGATTGAGACGATTCATCTGAGCATATACCATCTGTACATTCATCTGAGCCATATTAGAAATCTTACTTTCGATAGCATTGATAATCTCTCCAAACTGGCGACCTTCGATATGATTAAGAACCGCATCTACGATATCTGAATTATAGATAGCAGCGTATCTCTCCGAGAGATCTTTTGGCAGATCAAAGTTAGCATACATCTCAAGCAAGCAGCTCTTGATTGCAAAGTCTTTTACTTCCGGCATATATTCGCCTTCTTCACTGAAACATGTTTTAACAACATAATCAACAAATTCGAGCATAACATTCATAGGTAACACTCTGTTTACAACAACTTCCATACCATTCCATTCAAATGATGATGTTGGTTCTGCAATATTGCTAACGGCTTCCATCAGTGTTGCTGCGTCGATTCTATTCGCTTTTTCCATTATTCTGTTCCTCCATTTTCTCTTTCTTTGCTTTAAGTCTTTCTCTTTTTCGGATGGCTCTTTGTTGTTTTACGTACTCGTAAGAACGCCAGCCTCCGTCTATTCCGGATAGTGTCATCCATCTATAATCCACATCCGGGTACCTATACCAAAATAACTTTCGTTTAATGTTTGCAACTGAGTCAGGACATCCTTTGATATCAATAACAACCTGCGATCCGTCTCTATATTCGATGAAAAAATCAGCGACATAAGTAATAGGGTGAACTGTTTTATCATCGTGTTTAAACTTTGGTTGTAACTCATATGGTTTCTGAAGCTCGACATTGACCACATCGCCACTCTCCATTAAAGGGCAAAGCACATCACGATAATATTTCATCTCCATAATTGAATCGAATACGATGTCATTATAGGTACGCTGAGAAGTGTCTTTATCGACATTAAATTTTGTCCTTGCGATAATAATCACCTCATGAAAATAAGGCTACACCTTAAAAAAGATGTAGCCATGTGCTATATTTAATTGTTACTCTGTATCTTCCTCATCGAAATCGTCCTCAAACCAAGAATCTTCCCCGTCGCATTCGTCGAGGTCGCTATAGTTCAAAGACGATTCAGCAGGCTTTTTGTTTGGAACTATTTGATTTGCATCTTCAGCCCGTGATGCCTCAATCTCTGCAAGGTAGATACTACCATGTTCGGGACAACACGCAACATCCTGATACCGGAAGATACCATCTACTCGTCTAAGTGTGTGGCAGTATTCATATTCTTTACCACACACTTTACAAATTCTTGTAGCTGTAGGCATTATTCCCACCTTCCTAATTCCGTCACGAGACTCTTTGTAGTTTCATCTACAATAGTTTTACTGTCATTCGTGAACAATGCCTGCGCTCTTCATTCAGCATCAGCTGTATTTACACCGAACACAGTGTATGTCCACAGGGAACCGCCAGCACCGCAGGCACCAGCAAGAGATTCTGCCTCAAATGCATGAGCAGTCTGGTTCTCACCCATTTCAAGAGAGAACTCTCCAGAGAAGTCAGCTTTTGGGATGAAGAACTGAATTCTATATACGTTACCGCATTTGTCCTCTCCAAAAGCATCGATGTACAGAGTGCATTTCTCAGAGTAAACATCGCTTTCATTATCCAAAACATCAGCTTTGATACGTCTCTTGTAATAAACGATAACTTCAGTGCCATCAGCTACATCTGTGTGGAATGTAAGAGCTTTTGTTCCAGGTGTATATGTAAATTTACCTGTTCCAGCCGTAGATGCCTGTACGAGTTCCTCTCCGACTGAACCATCCGCGTTACGAATAAACAGCGCCTCGATTTCAGCTCCTGTTGTACCGATAGCTTTGTATTTTGTAGCAGTCTTATTACCAGACACAGTGAGATAGTCTGTCCACATTACTTCAGTGGCTTTGTTTTCAAATTTTCCACCAGTCTGAGCTTCAAGCAGTCCGCCAGACACGAGACCGTTTGTACCGCTGATAGTTACAGCCTTATTACGTTTCAGGTTAGACAGTTTGCGTCCGCCCTTACCAGTAATTTCTGTAGATTCCTGAGTATTTGCGATAGTTGCATTCTGCAGTTCATCCAGTGTGAATCTATAATTACCAGTTACAAGGTCAAAGGCGGAGATTGTCTCAAGACTTGTGATAGTAATATCTTTGATATTCATAATATTCCTCCTATTGTTTTATTAGTGAACGAGCCAGTTCAAATCTTTCTGACTCAATTCTTTTGGATTTATTGTTCCGGTATATATACCGTACATTCTGTTGTCATAATCGGTCTTTTTAATAACCTGCCGAACACTTTCATTGAATTGATAAATAGAAAGTTCTCTTGTCCCCTCAAAATCATATTTAAACTGTTCGGTATTAACCATTGCGATTATGAGAGATTCCAGCTGTGAATCTTCTTTGCGGTCTTTATGCCGCTTGAGTTTTTCACGAGCACGCCTTAACATATACTCTTTTGCTTCATCATTAGCAGGTCGTCTGTGATTCTTTTCTAGGTGGTGTAACTTCCGTAGAACAGAAGCCATCTGGCTGTGAATTGCTCGATCAATCGTGATGTCATGTTTTTCATCACGAATAATGAATTTTCCATTCTGCGGACTGATTCCAATTTCAAAGCATGATAAATCCAAATCTCCAAACACGAGACTCAGGTCATATTTATCCATCTGCTTTAAATTTTCAAAAAGCAGTACAAATAATTGCCATGCATTGATTGTCGTAAAATCTATCCCAAGGTCATCAAGCTGCACCATGAAATCGATTGGCATAGCTGTTATAGCAGACACAATATTGTAATAAGTATCTTCGTTATCCAATACCTGTCCGACCGATGGGACTACTATACGGATGGAATCATTGATTTCGTAAGAATCACGATAGAGCAGATGTAAAGTTGACATTATCCCGTCTTACGATTTACGGGTATCGGTTTCTTCGGATTGTATTGCATGTTGAAATCCTTCGCATGGAAGGTCATAAGCTTTCCATTGAAGTCAGTCATCGGAGCAAATCTCTTTACTGCATATAATTCAAGTTCTCCAAGACCATAGTTCCGACTTCCGTTAATCGTTTTTGCAATCTCTACGCATAGCTTGTCTGTTCTAACACCACCACCGTTAGGTAGACGAAGTTTGCTTCTATGGGTAAAAACCCATATGTATAAGACCGGATATAGAAATGTCTTATTTGCAGTTGCCTCTTGTATATCTACATCGAAGCAAATAAATGTTTTGCCATGTTCGACCGTATCTGGGATATATTCACATGGAAACACTTGTGTATAAGCCAACTCAGCAGCATCCTCTAATTCGATATCAGAATTCAGAAGAGATACGATATCCTTATTTGTCAGAATGTCGCCCATGAGCTGATTTTTGTAGTCGTAGAATTCCTCTAACTGCATTACAACCATCCCTTCTTACCGGTTCCTGATGATGTGTTGTTATCTTTATCATCTTTATTTCCGGTATCTGAATTTTCTTTCTTAGGAAAATGTAAATAATAATTTGCAATTCCCAACTCGAAATTATCATTATCTGTTGATACCACTTCCTGCAAAACGAAAGAGTATACGCCATGACCGTTATAGGTTTTTCCAACCTTTAGCGGCTTTGTAAGAAGATATGCATTCATCTTTAACGACTCAGGGTCGTCTATAAGAAATCTGCAATTACGTGAAAACTTCACTGTATCTGAATTGCGAGCAATCGTCATCGCTATACGTGAGTCTCCTCTGGTAACAAAGAAATCTTTATCTTCGTATTCTCCGGTAAGATATTTTGTTCCATCTTCAATGACACACCATTGCTCATGAATGATATGATCCTCATCAATCCATTTGAGAAGGAAGTTACACTGCAGGAGCTTCACCCTTGTTCGCAGTTCGTTGTTTGCATCTTTCTCCGTAATAAGCCAATGGTTGTCAGCCCATTCAACAAGACTTCCACACATAAAATCTTCACCTGGCAGAGAATGCATAATTTTTTCATTTAAGTTGTCAGAGTCATCTATAATTACAGAACGTTCCTCTCCGTCAATCAGAACGCCGTGATAGGAGAGTGAGTCTCCAAGTTTTTCAGAAAGCCTTCTTGAAGTGCGGAAGAGCGCAGCTTCACGTTTTGTCTTACCCTGTACATATACACGGTTTTCATATGTATCCCATATTCCCATGACTATACCTCCTCGACAGTAAAATACTCTTCGAGTTTGTTGCATACAGATATAGCGTGGAATACCTCACGCCTCACATCACTTACTGTGCATTCCGGTGTATCAATTAAATACTCCAGAATAGCCATAAGTGTTAGATATGATGAATTTACCTGTAATTCAGGCAGTAAACCCTTTCCTCCGATAAGTTCAACACGCAGGCTACGCATATATGTTGTCAATGACTCTTCTCCATTTTCTCGCATAGGGAGAATCTTAAAAAATCGATTTACGAGATCGTGGAAATAATTCTTTACGAGATTATTTCGGACTGTTTGTCCTGTTACTGTAACTACGCCACTCATAAGTGTAAGTCCGTCAAATCTCCAGTATTAAAGGAATACTCCCTGACCATTTGGGTGTAGTCCTTTTTAGCATCTGCATATGCGTTCCCTACACGCAAAAGCAGTTCAGCAGGAGAGTAGGTTGTGAAATCTTGCGTATTGATAGCATTTTCTAATAACTCCTGCCTGTATACATATGGTTTCAACCACTGCACAATCATTCCCTCAGAAATAATATCTGCAATTTCAATCAAGTCTTCTTCCGGAATGTCTACATCGAATTCTCTTATTTCGTCATCAGATGTGGTTGATAAATCATATTGACAAATTTTCTTAAAACCGCTGATTGCTCGTTTCATGTAACCAGTGACAATGCTGTCTCTTTGAGATTTTTCAAGAGATAATAGGTCTCTTTCGGTTACCTTCTCCAGAAATGAGCCGATGAATACGTCATAAGAAACGCTCATACGAACCCCTCCTATCTATCACGCTCAACCAGCTCAACTCCGAGAGACTCCTCCAGAGCAGTGATTGCTTTGTTGGAATCAATGGCACCATCTGCAATAAGAACTCTCGCTCTGTAAGCCACAGACTTTTTCTGACCATCTGACATATCACTGATTATTTCAGAGATTGTCTTCGCATCCTTCTGAAAGATTTCGTCAAAATCTTCAATACGTACTGCGTTACGGTAAAATCTCTGTACACCGAGATAATCGACAATCCAGTCCTCATCGAACATAAACCAGTTATTTTCAAAGAACTTCTTATATGAATTTTTTGCGTTCTTCAATTCACGAAGTTCCATTTCCTGTTCGGCACCAAACTGACCCCATACGAATCTTTCTCCAGTATGTTTGCTAACATATACCAGTCGTCCCTGAAAACCATTGCGAACAGTTACATACTGTTCGGGGTCAATATCTTTTGGAACAATAGGTTTCACAGTTTTTTCAGCAGCCTTTTTAGTCCGAGTTTTTCTCTTTGGAGTTTCGGCAGCTACGGATTCTGTAACTGCATTCTGTTCCACAACCTGAGTTTCAGTTTTATCTTCCATAATTACTCCTTCCGTTCATGAACGGGAGCCATCACAGCTCCCGTTGTATTTTTTACTGCGATTACGCATTCATTTCGTAACGACCAACACCAGCGTTACCACCAGCAAGAACGATACCCATTCCGTATTTCTCGCCGTACAGGTATTCCTGAGTGAAGTCTGCGTTGCTCATTGGGTCACCCATGAGAACGATCGGGCTTCCTTCGTATACGACTTTAATCGGCTTGTCATCACCAGCGATGATAGTGATAACATCGTCATCGAATACGAACTCAGTGGAGCCTACTTTATGGCGCTGTGGAGCAGCTACTACAGGAGTTCCATAGAACTTACCATAGTATCCCATATTGTAGAGATCGTCTTTAGCGCCATCATTCTGGATGGAAGCTTTCAGTTTACGCAGTGCTTTCTTTGTCCCGATGATTGTAGCCTGCTGTCCATTGGCAGCTGCCTCTACGTGAGAGATCAGGTCTAACAGTTCATCCTCGTCATATGCACCTGCAACCGGGAAATATGTAGTACCACCGAACTGGTCAGCAGTAGCGCCACTCCACAGAGTGTAGATGTCATTCAGAAGTTTCTGACGGAAGGATTCAGATACTTTGTTGATGAAGTCGTTGAAGTCAACACGACCTGCAAGTACACGATTCAGCTCCTCATAAATTCTGACTGTCTTGAGAGAAGTCGGAATAGATGCCTCAGATACACCGCCGAGTCTCTGACGTCTGATACCCTGAGTACCATCAGCCGCTTCAGAAACTACGAACAGATTTCTATCCTCAACGAGGAAGATGTTCTTATCACCTTCAGGAACATTACGAAAATCAACCAGAGCATTAAAGTATTCATCGCCCTGAAGACCCTCAACAACAGTTCTGCTCAGTGTTTCCTCCAGAAGAGAGAACAGACCTGCACACTTACCGTCTCTGATTTTCTTATAGTCCAGGACGGTGCTTCCGCCGTTAGCCTCGATCAGAGCCTGTCTGAGCAGCTCCTGAGACTGACCTACGGAATATTTTTCAACCTTGCCTTTGTAACCATCAACAGCAAGTTTTACAATATCTTTAATTTCAGCCATTATAAAAATCCTCCTTGTAAATTATTTAGTTAGCATGACTGGCGATTCTTTAGTCAATCTTGATAACGTAGTATGTGTATCTACCGGCGATTTCAACGTCGATAATCTTTCCAACAGTTGTTGCACCAGAAGTTGCAGATGCGGCAACATTCAGTTTTGTGCCAGCTGCAAGCTCTACAATATTTCCCTTTGCAGGGGATGCGAGACCTGTCAGAGCTTCTTTAGTTACGGAGAACATATTTCCGGAATGGAGTCTATATCCTCTGCAAGCCTTGCCAGCCGGGTTAATGAATTCATCCAGGTTACGGAGTCTTTCGTCATACGGTACTTCCGGTGCTGCAATCAGTACGACCTCGCGAATCGGTGTATCTTTTGCAACATCTTCTCCGAGGAATACCTCGCGTTCACCGTCCATAAGATCAGAAGCTTTCAGGACACTTCCGTTTTCAATTTCGGTAGCAGTATTTTTACCTGTACCCATGTATTTAACAGACACAAGTTCGCTACGAACATCAGTACCAGTCATGTTGTCTGTTCTAACAACGCCATATTTAGCCATAAATTTTTACCTCCTTATTCTTTAGCAGAGAAGCCGTACTCCTCAAAAAGACCGCCATAAGGCTGGTCTGCTTTGTTATTTTCTGGTGTTTCGATAGGTAGTTTAGGAGCCTTCTGACTGAAATTCATTTTAGTCTGTATTCCACGTCTACCACGAATTGCATAGCATTTCTCCTCAAGAGCATCCAGTTCAAACTTCATGCAGTCAGCATCACAATCTGTCTTTAGATTTTCAAATGCTTCTACACCTACTAGGTCTTCAAATTTAGCGAATACTTCTGCAATTTCAGATTTACGAGCTTCCTCCATAGCAGCTGTTTCTGTATCAGCTTTAAACTTACGAAGTTCCTCAAGCTCTGCCTCCATAGAAGTAATCGTTTCAGATGCGTTCTGGTATTTTGCTTCAAATTCAGCAGAAGCAGCGAACTTGTCAGTGATTACCTGTTCCATCTGCTCAAATACCTGCGCAATAGGAGAAACCTGCTCGCCCTCATCAAAATCAACGATTACATATTTCTTGCGCTTTTTGTTCTCAAAATCGATTTCAATACTGTCTCCGTTTGTCTTGTAAGAGAATCCATAGAGCAGCCAATCGGTTCTGTCCCAGCAGTAAACTTCCATAGCGTCAAAGTCACAATCTACAAAGAAATAGCGACTGCATTCGCCCCATTCACACTGGATTTTCTCTGCATCGAGTGCTCGCATGATTTCATCAACGACATTACTTGTAAGGGCGAATTTATTTTTATCTATATCAACCTCTGGGTCAGACTTTTTGTCAGCCTCTGTGATTGCTTTGAATTTTTCTTCAAGCGCCTCAACAGTAAAATCATCAATGGAGAAATCAAGAGTATTAACATCAATGCCATACTTTTCAATTAAATTCTGTTTATCCAATCCTTTACTTCCTCCTTCCATTGAGTATTTGTGTGAGTGTATATTGCCAGTCTCATCAGAGACAGTGACATCTTTAAAACTATCCTTTAGCTCAAGCATCATCTTAGAAAATTCCTGTTTGAAATCCTGTTTTGAAAATGCAAGAGATGCAGATTCATAGCACGGTTCAACACCGATCAATGCAAATGCTGTAAACTCAAAATCTTTGATACAGTAAATCCCATTGATGGTTTCACCATCCTTGACGGTAATTTCCATGCTTTGAGCTGTAATTCCATCTTTTTTGATTTTCCTATAAGCCTCCTGGCGCTTCCAGATCAAAACCTCAGCGCACAGATATTCGTTTACAGTACCGTCATCTTCCTCGACAGTTTCCCAGTATACTTTTGCCGTCTGCGGAACTACACCAATCGGCTGTGTCAGATTCACAAGAATCAGACTACCGTCATCCTTACGGACAAGTTCCATATCATGACCGCCGAGAGTATCAGTCTCTCTGTCGTAATTGCATACAACCGGGCAGTTATAAATCGTTTTGATGCATCTCTCAAATACATCTTTAGAAATAGAACTGCCATTTCGGTTATCTCCTGTGTATGCGATACGGAGAATCCCGGAATCAAAAGAAGAGTTAATCTCGCATAAATCGGTTAAAGATGATGCATATGTAAGATTTAAAATCTCTGTTTTCATCTATAACCTCCGTAATACAAAGACCCGCATGATTATTCATGCGGGCTAAAAAGTCAAAATGTCTGAAAGAGCAAATGTTCCATCATTCATGGAGAAACATAATTCCTCTTTATTTTTAAAGACATATATCTTTTGGGTATTATCCGCTTTCAGCAGTGTGTATCCCTGTGACAGAAGAACGTCTCTATCCGACTCACTGAAAGCATATATGAATTTTTTCATGAATCATCACCGCCTATCCCCAATCAGAGCTTTGTTCTGAGGACTGTTCACCACTATCTGTCAAATCTGTTTCGTCTGACTGAGGTCTGCCACCTTCATCTGTCGGCGCATCACTATCGATAGATGTGGTATTACCACTCATCTGTGTGGAACTCTGGATTGGTCTAAACATATCTTGCAGACCCATAACCTCTGTTTCAAGGAAACTCATAGCATCAAGCTCCGCTTGTCCAAGTCCCTGTGATGCTGCATACATTGCAATCGTAGGGAGTCCGTAGGAAGCGGCTTTGAGATACGCGTCGCCCATTTCTTTTCGGTTATATGGAGAAACATCCAGAAAAGTAACCTTAAAATTCTTTCCATAACTTTGAGCCTGTATAAATCTGTTTACAGCGTCTTCGATGCTTCGCACAATGCCGAACGTGAGACTCTGGTCAGCTTTTATAGATAATGAAAGAGCATTAGCAGATGCCTTTTCATTATTAAACAAAAGAGAAGATACGCCAGCAGATGTGAAAATATTCTGTTCAGCGTCTGCGATAGTATTAGTATCTCCGGTATTTGATTTCTCAAAGCCAATCTTTGTAATAGGCATCGGTGTAAGAATAGATCCAACCTCTTCAGGGAGAACAGAATCTAAGTTCTTCCAGAATTCTTTTGCCTTATTCAGATCAATACCCCAGTTGCCGTCTTTATCCATTGGGAGCGCCATTACAAGCATTGCATAGTTTTCCAGTGCTGTTTTTGTTAATTTCAGTTGCTTATAATCCTCAAGATCATACAGTTCTCTTAATATACCGATGAATGGTGGTAAGGAATATGACAGAATATCATTGTTGACCTTGATAGCAAATGAGGTAGGAGAATCCAGCTCAAGCCATCTTGAAGTACGCTGCTTCTGATAAACTGCATACTTCGTTTTAAACTCCTGCGGATAAAACTCCAATAAAGCACTGTGCGAATCGAAGTATGAGAAGTCGAAAGATACATTTAATACGTTTCCTTCGATTGTGGATATAGCGCAATAATCACTCGGCAACTGTTGGATAGTGATATTGTCATTTGTTACCCACATAGTTCCGTAGAATGTATCCTCTCGTAAGCAGACGGTTAGAATTTTCGGGAACTGAGTTTTAATGCTCATCGCAGACAGAGCATTTAATACCTTACGATAATTTCGGTTTATCGTTTTGGCATTGGTAGATTTAGGGTCAATCTTATACGGAGACACTACATATGCTAAATCAGACAGACTTGCAAAATACTGAATGATTCTTCTAAAATGAGAAGAAGCACCATATATATATGTAACAGCATTGCGAATCTGTTTCTCATATGTATATGGGTTAGCAAGATATCCCTGTACATCCTCTTTTGAATACAAAGAAAATGTTGGGGTAGTAGTGTTGTTATTAAGATCCCTTGTAATCAACCTGTTTAAAACAGCAAACTTACTAGAGATTCCTATCATACCGGAGAAATCTTTGACACTAGAATCTCCAACTTGCTTTTGTTCCGCCATATAATCCATTCACCGCCTTTCTTTTATAATTCGGAGCTTTGATGATGAACATATCGGACGCTCCATCTCCGAAACTCTGACGTTTGTTCATCTTATTTTCAATTTGCATAGCTACATAGTAGTTGTATGAAAGACTTGAGTATCTATCCTTACGCATTCCAGTACGTTCTGTGATTTTGATTTTACCTCCAGACTCCTCATACAGGAGTTTCGTAAGTTCATCGACAAGCAGTGTCGTATGAATATACGGAAGCTGTAACGCCATCTTGTCAGAATCAGAAAGAGAGTTGTACCCCCTGATTTCAGCAAGATATTTTTCTGCATCATACTCAGTAGAGAGAAGACGCATTCGTCCACTTCTGAATGCTTCACGGAGCATAAATGCACAGTCTGAGTTAAACTGAGCGCTTGCCTTGATAGACCAGATTGCTTTCTTTGCTCCTACGACAGTACATCTTGAAGCCATCTCAGCATTATTGCAGCAAGACAATGCAGGATACAATTCTCCTGTATCTGGATTTACCATATCTCTAGCGAGAGCATCATAAACTCCAAGACCTAATCCGTTTGTATCCAGAACTATGTAGTCACATTTGTAATCCTCATATAGTTTGCGAATATACAGAGCTTGTTCATCTGTACGCATTCCCTCACATGCATCTGCATACACAATATTACTTGAGTATCGACCAGCCTTTGAAGGTTTCATCTGGTTAATGAAGATCGCTGTAGCATCGTTGTTATTTTTTCTACTTGACATAAGAGCTATATCCGCAGACAAAACTCTTACTTCTCCATTATTCCTTTCCTGAATTCGGATATTCTGAGAATTATTTAACTTTGATGCAATCTCGTCTGGAAGCATAGGATATTTGATGGTTCTGTTTTTGGAAATAGTAGGGAAGTCGAAGAATGCACCGTCTTCCGATCCATACCACAACGCATCCATCTCCATGCTCCATTTGATTTCACTAAAGTCACTTTCTGACATATCGTCTGCTACCTGCTCTGGGTCAAGCAAACCTTCCTCTATAGAAAGTTCATACGGGAATCCACACACGAATTGCCTTCGGTTCTCGTCCTTCATGATTTCAAATGTGTCCATGCATTTTGTATAAGACCAATGGTCTTTAAAATAAGCAGAAGATAAGTACATGGTTAGATTCTTTTCTTTTGCATATTCGATTTTCTTTTCTGCGTCAGTAAGTTCCTCGTATCTAGGCATACGTCTTAATGTAAGGAACTTCTTCAAGACAGTATCGATAGTGTCTTTTGAAATCAGTCTGTACTCATCCAGAAGTAAAACATTACATCGGTTACCTCTGGCATTGTCTGATGCCGTTACGACCTTGATTACGCTTGTGTTAAAGAATACAATCTGAGCATTGGTTCCGTTGATTTTTGACTGCTTATCATCAATCTCCGCACGCAACTCATATGATTGTGGCTTTAGTTCGAGCATTATCTTTTCAAGCACGTTTATAGCCTGACCCCTGGTTCCGGAGGCAATACATATTTTTGTTCCAGGATACAGGATACACCTAACTACGCAATAGATAGCACTTAGGTATGTCTTTCCAAGACCACGACATGCTATCAGAACAAATGTCGTGCTCCAAAACATCATTGTCAGCAAGATTCTTTGGAATAATTTCAACTGAATATGGAGATAGTCTTCGGCAAATTTGTCTGGATTGGCACGATAAAAGGCGCCCCATATAGCAGCGCCTTCCATAACAGATTCATATCTGTCCATTATTCATCACCATCCTGACTTTCCGAGTATGCATCAACTAACAATGTTTCATCATCCTCGTCTTCATATTCAGGTTTCTCTACACGCAGTCTGTTGATTTCTTCTTCATACATTCTGGTATATCCGTTCTTTACTCCAAGCATCTTGCATACATGTCCAAACCATGTAAATACATACTTCTTGATATGATTTACGTCCTGTAGAGATTTATCAATCTCAGGAAGAGGACGCTTGTTTTCATATCTGAATAACCATACTCCCATAGGTGTATTTGCTATAGAAGAATCCATTTCATCTGACTTCTTCTGAGCAGGCTTGAGATTCAAACTACCAATAAGAGTATTTAATGAGTTTACGCTCTTATCAATAGACTTGCCAGCAGCGGCATCTTTTGAAATGCTAACTTCAAGATTGCAGAGCTGTCTCATCAAAACATCACTACCGATATCATTTCCTCCAGAATCTGAAAACGCATCTGGAAATTTTGAAGCATAGTATTTACGACGCTGCTCCAACTGGTCGTACATTTCTGGAGAATAACCAGATCCCCAAAAATCTATAACATTCTGTGGGACTTCAATGTTTTCGTCTTTGTCGTCATTTGATTCAATATGATCTTCCTGCTCATCACTCAGTGATTCATCATCCACATGTTGAGCATCAAAAGACCACAATGTACCCTCGTCGAGTAATGTATCGTCGTAACTTTTCCCTGCGCATGATACGCTATTGATACGCACGATGTATTGTGTCATGATAGAACGCACAGAGCTTTTCTTTGCAACACTATCAAAAATATTTTCGTTCCAGTATAGATCCAGCTTTCTGCAAGTCTGTCTTACGGCAATCTTTGAATCCTTACATTGAGCAAGATACTGGCTGTATATTTTGTCCACGCACGATCTGCAGTATGGTATGTACCCTAAACCTTTGTATAGTTCACCATAACTTACTGGAAAATGACCTTTTCTTTTCGGATATCCGGTTCCGCATGTCGGACAAATTACTTTATCTGTATTCATCTCTAAAGCCATTATTCATCACCTTCCTCTTCATCAGATTCGGCTGACTCATAATTTGCGAGCCGTTCTTCAAGAGATAACTCATACATCTTCGCACACATTTTTAAATCTTTTCCAGATTCAAATTTAGGTACATACCTACCAGATACCTCAACCTCTTCGTGTGTCACTGGATGTTTATTTACTCTTGGCTTTCTGTAATTAAGTGAGAGAGTACCGAATCCTCTGATTGATACAGACTCACCTCTCTTCAAACTATCACCGATTACCGCAAGGCATGTATCCATTACAGCCTCGACATCATCGTATGTAAACAGAACACCTTTATCTGTTTTCTTGACGACGAAATCTTTTGAATTTCCTTCATCGTCTGATATATGGAAGACCTGTTTTTGAGATGATACAGGTTTCCGAATATCATTTTCTCGCATTACATTCGCAATACGACGGACTAATTCCTTTCTATTCATATCCGTAATCTCCTTTACATCTAATTTATAAGTCTTCCAGACCTTTCTTTTCTGGAACTACAATGTCTCCGTCTTTGAAATACATTCCAATCTGTTCGTCAGCGTCAATGTCTTTGTAAATTTGAACCATATCTGATGATTCCCATGCGACAATACTCTGAATAACACCATCAGGAATTCCTGCTTTCGCCAGGCTGGTTGTGAAGTAGTGTCTTAAACTATGAATGTATGCTGGCTTACCAGACAGTCTGGAGAATGTATTCGACCAGCTATTGATTGTTGATATCTGAATGTGTTCACTTGGATTCTTTGCATCAGGGAAAAGCCATTCGCTATCTCCGTATTTGTTTAGTCTGTGATTTCTCCACATATCCAAATATGGGTTGAACTTTTTGGCGAGAGTGTAGCAGTTAATCATTTTCCCGCCGCCTTTACCTTTTGTTTTGATTGGATCGCTTTTATACAAAGCGCCACCGCAAACGAGTTTATCCTCATCGAAATCAGAGATTTTAAATCTGCACAGTTCGGATTTTCGTCTTCCGCTATACATTGCAAGGGCAAGATAACAGGCTTTCTCATAGTCCTTACGATCTACAAGCTTTGCAAGTAAATCATCCAATTCTTCATCCTCCCATACAGTCTTTTCTCTGACTGGTTTGTTTGCAGGATTCTCCACTTTGTTAATGATATTTCTGAAATTTGGAAACTCGTCATCCAAAATATTCTCAACGAAGTTACTCATCGATGAGAGAGAAGCTTTAAGTCTTCTGACACGAGCTGGACTATTTTCATTTGAATTTAATAGCCAGTTCTGATATGCTACGATATTTCGTTTTGTCCAGTTTACGAAGAACGCATTGGTGTTATGTTGTAAACACCATACAAATGCAATTTGAATATCGTTTTCATATCCTGCGATTGTCGTTTCGCTTCTTTGCACCGAACGAAGATAATCTTTAAAATCTTCAAGTAGCTGAGTATTTTCTGGATTCACTTGCGCCAGAAGCTCTGGGCTTGTGATTGAATTCATTTTTGTCTTACGTCCCATTGCGCAAGCACCTCCTTTTTAATATAGTTGAGTGGGAAGTGATGGAGTCGAACCATCCGAGCCAATAGGCAACTGTTTTACAGACAGCACTGCTACCTCTACAGGATAACTTCCCAAATAAATACCGGAGCATATCTCAGCTCCGGTGTGTTAAAGCTATGTAGTTTTCAAATCAATATCGTAATGACACACGATACCTGTATTATCACATACGCAAACCATCTGTTCTGGCTTGCCGAATATTCGTTTTTGGATGCAAAAGTCATCAATGCCTAAGAAGCTTCCAGCCATAACTGTCTTGACACCTTGTACTTCATCGCACATATTGTGGTGCTTATGACCAGACAATACAGCATATATTGGTTTCTGTGCCATTGCTTGTAATGCTGCAATTTTTGTTGGACTGCCGTCAAAATCACCATGCACCCCGACATAATTTTTACCACGAATATTTGTAATAAACATTGTTGCGTCAATACGGTCATATGTATTGATAGTAATGTTCTCAAAATCTTGGAGACGAGCCTCAAGATACCATTCAATTAAATCATCCATACGCTCATCGTATGGTGAGTTCTCTTTTGAATCCAATCTACTGTGGTTGCCAGGAACACTGATGTATGTAACAGTATTAAAATGAGAACTAAGTTCTGCAAGAAGTTCAGCGATCAATTCTGATACACCCTTAACCTGATCGATTACATTTTCTTTATTTGCAATCTGAATGGTTAAATGGATTCTTCCGGATATGCTGTCTCCACAGTTATATACAATGCAGTTATCACTGTGATGTAATTCTGCAATCGCAATAATTTTATTCAGATAAATACGCATCATTTTTCTGCATACATCCGGATTATATGTATTCCATGCATTATTTACATCGATGCCATAGTGAATATCGTTCAGACTCACGAGCAGATCATTAGATGATGGTTCTATATAAGCTGGTTTATATTCAAGCCTCGGCAAATCACCGCTTTTGATGGCATCAATCAGAATTTCATTCAGTTCTTCCTGACGAGACCGTTCTCTGACAACTTTATTGAATGCATTTCTTTGGTCAAAGAATTTCTGCCTTTCCTTTTTTAACTCGATGATTTTCTCATCTATATCAGACAGTACAGATGAATCTTCGACAGCAGCAATCTGCTGAGAGTCCAGCAACTCAAGCGTCTTTCTGCTTCCGTACATCATTCGACGAGCTACATCACTGGAATACGGTTGACCATAAAGCTTCTCGGAAAGCTCTACATAATCTGCGTCGGCAAGAGTACGATCAACTAATTTACCATAAACAAGCCTCTTGTGGTAATCAACAAGAGACTCCTGTGGCTGTCGTTCTATATTCATATTTTGCACCTACCCTTCGACGCACATGGAACGATCAATTCTGTATGCATTCAGAAATTCAATAATCTTTTCAGACTCTTCACAGAAGTAGTGGTGTCTTTCAGATTTTCGTTTCATTGTTCTACGGATATGCGCATCTGGGAAGCTCTTTAAAATAGCCTCCTTTTCATTCTTAGTAACTCTAACCATATTGATTCTCCTTTAACTCTTGTATTTATAAGAACTTCGCGTTCATATATTCCCTTCATACAAGCACCTCATCAAATCCCCATAATTAACTGAGTATCAATAGGTTAGAGTGTATAGCAAATTTATATCGTGCTAAAAATATAATTTACAAGTCCGAATTTTTTCTACGCATGACGTAGTTTACCCGCTGTTGAACGGCTATTTCTGTGGCACACGCTTTGCAGAATTTTTGCTTTCTTCCCTTTTCCGGGTCTGTATACTTGACAGTTATGCCACAGTTCTCGCATTCAAAGTATGGATTATGTCTATGCTTTCTATATTTATACTTCATATATTGGTATCCAAGATTCCTGAAGTCAGATACAGTAAGTGCAACATCTGACTGATCCTCACTAACGAAGCATACCCGAACATTCGTATTATCAATGCGCTTTGAGAATCTGATCAGACCGGATTCTTTCAATGTCCCATATAATAAACACTGTCGTTTAATAGATGTGTTTATATTCGCAAGAGCCATAATTTCATTATCTTTATTATTTACCCAGTAATCTGTTTCTGGAGAAACCATATACCAATACTTTGCAAGACACAGCAGCGTGAAAGCTAATCGTTCAATCTGGACTCCATTCATAGATTCAATGATATCTAATTCAGAAGTCGTAATTGGTATCTGGTCAATATCTACCGCCTCATATTTCAAAGCTGATGTAGCTGCGTATTCAAGCGCAGCATCCCATTTCGGAAGAGAAGCTACCGGGTCGCATTGTAATAGGAAGATATCCAGTTTCTGACGAAGTTCTTTTTTCTTTGTATACCCATTATCTATGTAATACCGTGCAACTCTACGTAAAGTTTCTGATGGTTTCTTTCCTAATGATTTGGACTGAATCATTTTTTCAGCCCAATCATTTTCTTTTAATACAATACTCATTCGTTCACCTCTAATTTCTTTGATACAATTTTAAATTTCTCACCGCAATAATTGATATCCCCGTCAGAAGCAATAGTAGGGAAGCTTATCATATTATTGTGATTTAATAAAAGATTATGTATGATTTCTGAACCGCACATGTTCCAGGCAAATCGTTTTGATGAACTTTTCTGATAGCACAAATCCAATACGATGTTGCACAGTGCCGATTCATTCTGACATATGATGTCACATGATTTTCTGAATTCTGCATTCATCTCGGACAATTCGGTGAATGCGTCGTACTTGTCAACCTTTTCATTCTGAGCAAAGATGGTGTAGCTTTGCATTCTCTTGTTATAGTCTTCGTATAATTTTTTGATTGCTTTAAACTGTGTTGTCGTATATTCTGCAGAATTATTTTTCATAATGGTGTAGTCGAACTTTATTTTGGAATTGTGCTTGCTGATATACCCATCGAACTCTTGCTCGAATCTGCGGCATATCTTATTCATAACGCAGTCACCAGTTCCGACCGGCATCCGGTAATCGTAGTATTTTAAAAAGTCGGATTGTCTATCAGTTCGATCACTTTCTGGAATTGCTCTTAGCTCATCCACTGTAAGCTGAAACTCTCGCAGGCAATTACGATTTGTATTTTTTATGTAGTGGTTGTATTGCTTCATGAGAGCTGGGTAGATGTATCTCATGAAGTATGGCTTCTTGTCTGCAACAATGCTTCTGTAAAATTCTCTGAGTTCATCATCCTCGATTTTATTAGCTGCGTGTCTGTCGTGCCATGTACGTGGCATCGGTTTACATATAATGCCCTTAGCCTTGTCTATAGCATTCTGCTGATAAAGCTGACCGCATCGGATACGATAGGAGAGAGTTTCGTATTCCACACTTCCTTTTGGATAATGTGAACGGACTTCAAACATCGAAGTGATGTAGTTGGTTGTCTGACCGATATCATTACCGAAACTTTCTATATTAGACCGGATGAAATCATCTTCGGTTGGTATTATCTTTGCAGCCTTTCTTTGCGCACACATCAATGCCGGGAGGACTTCCAATTTCTCAACCAGAATTCTGTTATCGCTCAACATCACAAGGTCGCCGTCAAAATCCATACCATTCAGAGCTGCGGCAGCAGTATCCCACGCATTAAATATTGTGCAAGTCGTCATGTACTGATACCAGTAATCAGCCTCATGGCTATGCACCGGATGAACCAGTCTGATATTATTATGACATGTCATTGGAGCACGAAAGCAAGCAAGCTTCTCAGATCTGTAGTCTCTCCAGTATTTGTTGTATATTTCTCCAGCCTTTAAAAGACCAGTCACTTCTAAACCAAACATGCTCTGACACAGTGCATATGGGTCGCCGGATACAATAGAGTAATTACCATGAACCTTGAGAACACCAACTTTTGCCTCGTCGATGCGATTCTTGATTAACTGATATACCGCATTTTGAATAAACGGGTCGTCAATCATACGGTTATCAATCATGATTGCCTTTACGAAATCATCGTCTAATCTTTCGATATTGGATTCATTCATTCCAATTCCTTTTAAGAAAAGAACAGTTTTGCGCCAGTCTCCATGCAGAACATCTTTAATTTCGTTCATTGTCGGAGCAATCAGTTCTTCAATCTCATCATCAGACAGGTCATAACTCTGGATGAACTGATAATTCAATGAATGTTCACTCTCTAGTTCCTTTGGACATGTCTTAGCGATTCCAAATGTATACCCGTTTGAGAGTGAATTCTTTACATAATCTTCGCAACTATCATAACTGTCCCAAAGCTTTACCATTGATGTAGTTAATATCAGCTCTACATCACGAATATCGAAATCGTTTCCCCACGCATCCTTGATAATGTATTTGCCGTCAGCAACCTTATCCGCAAAATCCACATAGTCAAAAGTGAAAGCCATTCCTTTCTCAAAAGAGAATCTAGTATTCGCTCCGCTTATGGTATAGTCAAGTCCAAGCTCATTGCTCCAGCGTTCTGCGAGGGACGGTAGCATCATACCAAAACCGTCTGACGCATCGAGGTCAACTTTTTGCTTCTCTTTTAACTCCATGATTGGCTCTCCGTCGCACTCATCAGTTAAATGAACGATATCTGATAGGAAAGAGGTTTCACAATCATTCACAACAGCAATTCCTTTTGGGAATGAAACAGGAGTAGAAGCACTGCATGTCAGAGCTTGATAAGCTTCGAGTTTTGCAGTAACCAATCTCTTCTCTTGGTTGCGCCCATTTGTAATTCTGCGATGTAGTTCATCGGAGACTTCTTCGCTCACGAATACAATAGTGCTGTTTTTAATTCCACCATTAGTTCCAAGCAGTCGTCTGTATTTCACACCATTGATCTGGAATCCTTTACACGCACGGTAGTAGTCTTTTTCCTTATCGATAATTAGAGTGACGTAATCTGGTTTATACTGCAGGTGATCCAAATCCTCGTACAGTTTTTTTATTGCATGTCTGTTCTTTACATTATTTGGTGCGGAGCGAAGACTCTTGATTTCTTCCTTAATCTTTTTTGCTTCTGCGTCCGCATCTGTAATATCATTTAAGAAGTCAATCCAACGCAGTGTCTGACTATCAGCGAGAGATATCACTTCTTCATTACGTCTAGCTTCTTCGATTGGTAATGTCAGCCGCCAACGATGTTTCCGTAGGCGGCTACTATGTAGTTTGTAAATAAATTTTTGACAAGTAAGTTGCTTGCTAATTTTCAACACCTCATTTCAGTAAATTATATTATTAGCATGATATGATATTTTAATGAGCAAATTCATTGATATAGCTACGCCACGCATCTTCGTACTCAGAACGACCGTCCTCAATCATTCTCTCTACCATACGATCTGTTGGGTAGTCGTCATCTACCGGATAAAAATCCTCGCAAGGTATTGTTTCTTTGCAGTTATCTCTATATACACAGTTATTACATTTACGCTTCATTGATTGTATTTCCTCCTTTTGATGCTGTTTCAATCCAGTTTTCAAGCAGTGTTCTCATTCTTCTGCTCGGTATGTATAAATATATCTCATCGCCATCACGAATTGCAGATCGCCATATCCACTGAACCATAATAGACAGTGCGTACATGTCATTATCTGCTTCGATGCCATGTTTATGATAGAATGTCTTCTCACCAACATTCATAAATAGGTTGACCAAGTAAATCATGTAATGCCGGTTCCTGTATTGGTTCGTAGCTTTCATATTGAATCGCAGAAATGATTTCGTATATCCCTTTCCACTGATCTTGCTCCGGCAGTCATTGAATGTTCCCCACATCTTTTCTGATGCTGGCATATCTCTCCAGATATTATTGATGCAGTTATTGACATTATTCCTCAACTTCGTTACTAAGTCATCGTCTTTTTCAAACCAGCTCATTGATAATGCATGGTAGCTATCCCCTATGCTATTTAGTTTTTCATTATCCAGTATGTGAATCATTTCTTTAAGATGACTCACATACTCCGGCGTATAGCCTGGATACTCACAGAAACTATATTCGCCATCATCATCCTTATGGATACCTATGTATTGATATGGGAGTTGATACATCTCCAAAAAATGATGCAGTGATTGCCCCTCAAATAGATAGGTCAATATAATTACATCCCTGAACGAAGTAATCAGTTCCGGCGGAAGCACCCAGTAGAATAGATGCGTACCAGACGTATCGTCCATCTGGATCAGCTGTCGTACCTTTAAGAACTGTCGCAGCTCATGATATAGCCTGCCATTATAATCTTCCTTAGCAAGAGAGTATGTATCTTCCTCTTTTGTAATTAGTCCAGAATCAATAGCAAGCTGCATATCGTCTGGGTGGAAATCATACTTCTCAAGCACATCTACGTTCTCATCGATAATCAGACGATACCCATACCTCTTGATGTCATCCAGCATATCTTCCGTATACATCTTAAATGCCTGATGTGTGGTAGTGATATTCTTACCCTGTTTAATCAGAGCAGCAGTATGTACTCCTTTTTTGAATTCGTACTGTTTCAGCTTGTCGCTTGGTTCTACGAAGTGCATGTCCTTGCATCCATTCTTGATTCGCTCAGCTTCTTCCAAGTACGGTGTTATGTATATGAACTTTTCATTTCGATGCTCATTCATATACGTGATAGCAGCACTGGACTTGCCAGTACCCATGATCGCATCACAAACTTGGATCATTTTAAACCTCCCTTTTACACCTTTTATTTGCCATTTTACAACTTAAAAGTTGTAGAATTTTTTGTAATCTGCTGACGCTCAGTAAGTTACAGGTGTGTTCATAATAACTAAAGAAAAGAAAAACACCATCTTTGCTTTTGATACAACAGCTACATGATAGAGCGTTAAATACAAAGCAGATTCATCATTGTAAATAATATAATTAGCATTATAATCCAAAAAGAAAAATCTGCAATGGAAACAAGCAGATTATTTATTTAGCATAATTATTATAACATTGTATGCAAGAAAAGTCAATATGCAAATAATATAATTAGCATGAGTTTTGCAAGTAAATAATTTGCAGGATCAGGCTCGCTGGTTACCGTCTTTTCTTATTGGATAGCTATCTATTGATTTAAAAAGGAGCATAAGAAAATCCAATAACCAGCGGTGAGCCTTTGTGAAAAGAAGGCTGATTTTGGAGGTTTAAGCTGTATGTGGGAGATGAAGCGACTTCCTTATAGTATAGTCTGACAGCAGACAAAAATACCATAACCACCGCCCCTATGTGCTGTAGTGGGAAAAAGGAACATAGATACAAGGACTTTCCAAAAGTTTACCTTACGGGTTACGGTTAGAAAATGAAACGTTATAGAATTAGCTTGACATCTATAATAATTCATGTTATGTTATAGTTCCAAGATATATTTTTATATCTTACAACAACCACATAACAACCAATTCAAAGAAAAGGAGAAAAGCGACATGATAAAACAGCAGACAGCCAAAACAACCACAACAGAAACAAGAAACTTTACAGACCTTTTAAGACAGTACGAAAAGGAATACAACAACGACAAAACAAGCGTTGCATTTTCTAATGTATTGGACGAACTAGCAACAGCGGTTGCATACTCTGTTATTAAAAAGTGTCTTGACCCACAACAAAAAGGACGCAAGAACGGACAAGTTAGCAACAGCGGTTGCAATACTCAACTTGACGAAGTGAAAAGAAGTATCCACAGAGACAAGAACACACTTGCAAACATTGACTACAGTTGCAAACAAGCGTTCGCAACAGTGTACAACGAAGATGGAGACAGACAGACCAAAACGAAAGATAGTGACTACAGATATGCCTATAACAAACTGTCACAGCAGACACTCGGTGACGGTCTCGACCTTGTACACGTTGCAATGGTTGCATTGCTGGACGAAAGCGAAAAGGCAGACCGCACAAAAGCGAACTTTTTAGAAAACACCTATGAGGTCAGACGGTTAAAAAAGAAAATATGGATTAAGTCGGCGGATTCTGTAAACGGTTGGGAAACGGTGGAAACCTCACCAATTAAAGAAGTTTATAAGGCGGTAAGAAGAGAAATAGCAAACAGTCGTTCTTTAAACATTGACCCGTCAAACGGTTATTTGTACTTGGAAGACCTAGCAACAGACGAAGAAAGTAACGAAGAGTCAACCATTTACAGACGTTTGAACAAGTTCTCAGACCTTGCCGGAAACGTGACGGATTATAACGGGGCGGTTACTTTTGAAACTGTAGACAGTGCAAGTGTTGACAAGTATGAAAACATGGTTGACGCGTTGGAACTGACCGCAAGACAAGCGAAAGTGTTAGAGTTGAGAATGGGCGGTTATGGATACGATGCAATAGCTACATATTTAGGCATACACAAACAGAGTGTTAAAAACGTGTTAGAAAACATTCAGAAAAAAGCGATTGAAAAACTTGAATTGCCGAACTACTTAGTAAAAGCATTGACGGCAACAACAACGAAAAAGAAATTGACGGACGAAGATAAAAAGACAATAGAACTTTTGTTTGCTGATGGTCACTCTATGAAATTCATCGCAGACCGTTTCAGTATTTCAAAGATGACAGTTAGCAGAGTTATAAACGGACGAAAAGACAGATAACAAAAGCATTTAGGGCGGTACAATAACCGCCCTTTTTATTTTGGATAACGTCCAAAAAAAGTAACCCGTAAAACACGACAGGCAACCGCCCAACAGGGTTTACCTTACGGGTTACGGTTGTAGGTGTGGAAACACGACAGGCAACCGCCCAACAGGGTTTACCTTACGGGTTACGGTTGTAGGTGTGGAAACACGACAGGCAACCGCCCAACAGGGTTTACCTTACGGGTTACGGTTGTAGGTGTGGAAACACGACAGGCAACCGCCCAACAGGGTTTACCTTACGGGTTACGGTTGTAGGTGTGGAAACACGACAGGCAACCGCCCAACAGGGTTTACCTTACGGGTTACGGTTGTAGGTGTGACAGGATACGAACCGGATGAGCATGGTCGCTCTATAAAGGAAAATCCGGTGGTTAATTGATACGAAAATACCTGTCAATTTGAGCGGGATTCCTAGGTTGTTCACGCTATATAAAAAACACAACCTTTATAACACGTTGCAGAACAGCGTAAAGCCGCTGAGCGTGTATATTTCAGGGTATACACGTAATTAACGGGTATCCTATTGATGCGTCAATAGGTATAAATCCAACTTGAGTTATCAATAAGTTCTTAACGAAGAGTCTCTCTACATTGAGGGGCTTTTCTTTATGGACTTATGTCCATACGACTGTGAGGTCTACCTGCTCACAGGTAATAAGTGCATATATCGGTATCTTTCGAGGTATCGTGAGGGCTACCTGTGGGATAGGAAATAAGTGAACTATACCAGTTGAAGCGTTCAATATGGGAAGTCCGGCAAAAGGACGCTATACAAAGAGTTTCGGCAGAGCTGACCTACTGACGGCTTTAGAATATCAGCAAAACTCTGCGGTCATCGTGGATTCCTTTGACCGATTTGAGGGAGTACATCTGCTATCAGATGCGTCGCTGGTGCATGAGAGTTAGGCTCATGGTATCGAGATAGTGAAAATCCCCAGAGTTAGGCAGAGTTAGATGTGAAACATATGCCGCATTGTCCTGAGTGCGTCAACATGAGGGATAGCTTGAAAATCTGTTGAGGATTTCCAATCGTGATGGTATTAGTACCCGAGGGTACATCGGCTATGTTCCAAGGAATTAAATGTCGGACTATTGCAGGATTTTTGATACAGACAGAGTATAGCGAAATAAAACTGAATATTGATCGGAGCCGCTGGCATTGGCGAAAAGTTCCAGACAAATGCGCATCAGCAGAAGTCCATACGATGCCGGATATGTCGGCGGTTCTGATAAACCTATATTGAGCGTCCGAGGTTGTGTGTATCACATGGTTTCGGGCGTTCTCTTATGGGTTTATCCCATTGAAACTAAAAAGAGCATCCAGAGAGGAGAATCGTTATGGCAGAAGCAAAAGTAAAAAGAACGAAAGCCGAATTGCGTGAGGCTGTTGAGGCATTATGCAAACAATACAATGAAAACATTCAGGAAGGAAATTTCCAGGAATCAACCAAGCTGAACGATGAAATCGAGCAGACAGTGAATGAATATACATCTATCGCTCGTGAAGAGTGTTTTGATGCACTCAAAGCAACTGAAAATCCTATGCTTGAGGCTGTGAAACAGCTGACATTCCCGACTATCCGAGCAAAAGACACAAAACAGGGTGATGAGAAAATCCCGGTTAGGGTAATTGAGGATATTGAGAAACCTATCGACCTGCTGAAATTACATAAAGCCGTTGATGGCGGTATCGGAGCGGATAAAAACTGGGCTTATAAGGTGGAGAAATTAAACTTCCTGCTGACTGCACAGAAAGCCAAGGATTTGGGTATTGATCCGAAAGAGGTTAATGACTCTTTCGCTATGGCGGATATTTCAAAGCAGATTGATATGGGGAAAAACCCGACATCAAAGACAAACCTGCTGAAAACCGTCAACGCTGTAGTCCAGGCTATGATTGGCGAGGAATATAAGGCGGTATCACACGATGTGAACTTCCTGATGTCTGTATTTTCACGGAAAAACAGAGCGGCTCTGACGGTATCCTGTGCAAATCACAAGTATCTGAGACAGTACATGGCTGAAATCTGCCATCGCATTGTGATGGGCGAAACATACAAGATTGAGTTCCGCAAGGTTCGCAAATAATCTGCGGAATTTCCCGCACTGATGAGCCGGGAACGGCGAAACCGTCGGGTATCCGGCGGTCTGTGGGTATTACAAACACATAGCGAAAGCCGTATGGCAAAAGCGGAAAGTGAGGAATTCTATGACATTTGAAGAAATGCGGGTATACATGACCCGTTCAGAGGGAAATTGTTGGGTAGGAGTGAGCATGGCTGATGGAAATATGGCTATGATTTCACGATTTGGAGAGGAGCAGGAATTTATCTGCGACTATGACGGAGTATCTCTTGGTGACGAGATGGAAACTGAGGATATTGACAAGGCTTTGAGGTGGTTATGGAATCGCAAGGCAAGTAAAGGCGGTATGAGTTTCTTGGTATTTCGCCACAGAGTTGAGGAAATGGTCAAGAAAGCAGGTGGTGGGATTTCTGTAAACTATCGGGCTGATAGGGAAAACGGCAGGCATTTCGCAAACTGTTCTGATGGCACGAGGATTATTGGAAGTACCAGCAGTTTAAAGGTATCTGTTAGATGGGGTTCCGGTCATGCAGCTGTAGCAGAGTTATAGCATAGTGGCTGAAATCAAAAGGATTATTGGATAGGAGTTAAAGATGTATCACGCAGAATATGAGGAATATGACGATATGAGTCGTGAAGAATGGCTCGAATATCGCCAGGAAAAGAAACTGGAAAAGAGAGAAGTCGAGGTTGAACGGCAAAAGAAAATGATTATGCAGAGGCTATTGGGAATTGGAATGTTACTTATGAGTATTTTGATTTTCATTGCAGCAAGTCATGCTCAGGTTCGGGGGGACTTAGACGGGACTCCGTTGTTCATCACGGTTCCACTCGGATTGATTCTTTTGTTCTCGAAAGACTGTTGCATAGTATAGGAGGCATTTATGAAAGTATTTAGAACGTCCGAGGTGTTAGCCGGAGGGCATTATGAGATTGGAGATGTCGTCAGCTTTTCATTGGAAGATGGTGAGGAAGTTGAGGCAGTAGCTGTAAAAGAGGAATTTGATGCACAAAATAATGCGTACATGGTATTCATGTTTGTGGATTGCCTCAAAAAGGAATACCCAATGAATGAACGCGATACCAATGAAGGCGGATATGAGGAATCGTATCTCAGACAGAAATTGAATACGGAAATTCTGGAAAGATTTCCGGCGGCAATGAGGCTCAGTTTGATTCCGTTCGATAATGGAGATTTACTCAGAATCCCTACGGAATATGAAATCTTTGGGGAAAATGAATACGGAGAGCAGGAGCCTGACTGGGTAGAACAGTTTGAGTATACGAAGAAACGCCGAGGAAGAATAGCATTAGCTGGATTAAATGGCGGTCTTCAGTATTACTGGTTACAGAATAAGCGTGTTAGGAGTGCGACTAACTTCGCTTTTGTGAACAGCGCCGGTTTTGCGGACAGCTACAACGCTTCTCTTTCTCTTGGTGTTCGTCCGCTTTATCGTATCCGTAATTATCGGTAATCCCGCCACCATTTATGGTGGCGATAAGCTTTGGAAACGGAGGTGTTTCTATGGAATTGACGGTTAGGTTTTTAGTAAGAGAAACAGGTGTAGTAGTTGACAAACGCTTTGATAGCTATATCGCTTGCAGGAATTTCGTGAATCGTTGCAGGCATTCAAGAAAGGTTCAGTTGATATTTTACCCTACATTCAGGGATTAAGGAGATATGGGAATATGTCAGAGAAAATGAAGAGAGACAGTAAGATTTCTTTACAAGAAAAGGTGTTTATGGTTGTAGCTGCGATTGGGATTGCAGTAGTCCTTATGTACTTTGTAAATAATCCGGTGCAGACAAATGCAAAGACTTACATTGTTGATACACAGGAAATCACTGTTGATTATACAGAGGCTGAGGAATTCTTCCTCAACGATTTCGAGAAAAGATATTCGGATTATGAGCTTTATGATTCCGGAGATTTGACAGCTGATATATTAGAACATCGCAACGGGAAAAGAATCATAGAGAGATGCGTGGGAATCGTAACTGATTCCGAAACATGCGACGGAATGATTCTAAACACAGACCCAGATCATTACTACATATCATATGCGGGAATTGATGGTGTGACAGACGGAACAGTGGTCTTATCATATATGGTTTACAGTACAACAGATAATTCTGTAGACGGAATTGAAGAACGGTATGATTACGTAGTATCCAGGGAATACGAACAGGAGGTATGGATGTGATTAAGGAAGAACTTCTCGCAAAAGTTGCGAGTGACACAATGGTAAGTAGAGGGACAATCGATACGGTTGTTAATTCGTTTATCGAGAATATCGAAAAAGCATTGGTAGACGGCGATAATGTGGTCATCAGAGGTTTCGGAGAATTCCGAAATGTAGAGAGAAAGGCGAAGGTTGCACGGAATATTAAAGCAGGAACGCCAATACATATTCCGGCACATATCGAACCGGATTTCAAAGTCAGCGATGCTTTGAAGAAGAAATGTTACAGGGAGGTATAGTTTATGCAGGACATAACGATAGACTCTTCTGAGCTGTGGGATTATTGCGAAGAAAATGAGGACGAACTCCTTACAACGCAGCATATGATTGCAGAAAATCCGGATTACGGAATGGCGGTGTGGATAACATGCATAAGCGGTTCTCCGGAGATCATCGTCGAATCAGATGGTATTGAGATTTATCGAGAAGAAATTCTCAATGAAAAGGATGCTAAGAGAACAGCAGACAGGATTTATGAAGAGTATCTGAGTATAAAAGCGATCGAAACGGTAACCGAAGCTGAGGATGATGGCACGGTATATGTCGATGATGAGGACGAAGACAATCAGGTTCTCATAAATGAAAGGGAAGATGATTTAGATGCAGCCGTTATGGAATTCGTGAATATTGTTTCAGATACAGGTTGCTACAACATAAAAGATGAAGTGCTTGATGATTTGAAAGAACACTTCCTTGAGTATATGCATAAGACATGGGGAATCGGAATTTACCGTCCGATGTATCTTGAGGATGTAGATACAGGCGAGGAATATTTCACTGAATATCCGTATGAAGATATGGTTTTCGATGATGAAGATGATCCAGAAACAGAAATTGATGACAAAGACAAAAAATAACTCAAGCCGACGAACTATCGTCGGTATGCTTACTCATGCTCGGCTTCCGGGATGCCAACCCAAGCGTAAGCGGATAACGCTAACGGAGTAAATATATCAGAGAAAAAAAGGAGATAAGAATTATGGCAAAAGTAAAAACAATGGGACAGGCAATCGTAGTAGTATCTGAGGTAAAACTTGATGACATCAAGAAGATTGAGAAGTATCGTCCGGAAGCACTGGTTCTTAAAGGTGGCGAAGATGGTAAAGAGGAAATCTTCAGAATTGGCACAGGAGCTGGAAAGATCAATACATACGGAGCAAGCTTCGGCGAGGCAACCCGTGATGATGAGAAGCTGGCTACCATCACAATGACAACAAACTATGACGGAGATGACATTAAAGGATTCATCGCTGATGAACTGGGCGCAGCTCTGACAAACCTTGGAAAACTGGAAAAAACTATCCCGGCTGTTATCGATTCTATTGACAAGGAAAGAACAGCTATCATGGATGGCATCACAGTTGCCTAATCCAGCAACTTTGGCTACCGCAATTAAGCGGTAGCCTTTTTAAAACTGAATATGGAACAAATACATATTATATAAGAAGAAAAGGAGATTTAACCATGATTAAAGTTACAGTAGGAAACAACGTAAAAAGAAATAGCGTAATCGTAGATGAGGCAGTAACACTGAGATCAGTTCTTGAGGAAAACGACATTGACTACACAAGAGGAACAATGCATCTGGATGGTTCTACACTGCAGCCTGGTGATATGGACAAATCATTCGAGGAGATGGGAATCAAAGACAAATGCTTCCTGCTGAATGTAGTAAAAGCTGACAATGCGTAAATAACTCAAGCCGACGAACTATCGTCGGTATGCTTACTCATGCTCGGCTTCCGGGGAGTTAATTCTCCCCGGTTTTAAAAGTAAATAACGGAGGCGTCACGATGGCAAAGAAGAAAAACAACTTTTATGCGGTGAAACAAGGAAAGAATCCAGGGATATATAAAACATGGGATGAGTGCAAGGCGCAGGTTGAAGGCTTCAGTGGCGCTTTATACAAAGGATTCTCAACCCGCAAAGAGGCTGAGATTTACTTGAGTGGAAATGTCGAACCTGTCATAGAGAGCGATAAGAGCAAGGAAGCGGACATTACCATTTATGTAGATGGAAGCTTTGATGTGGCAACAAATGTTTACGGATACGGCTGTGTTGTAATTAAAAAGGACGGTTCGATTGAACAGTATTATGGGGCAGGAAACAATCCGGAATGTGTGTTGCTGAGGAATGTTGCGGGGGAAATGCTCGCAGCTATGAGTGCTGTAAGATATGCAATCAGAAGCGGATGTAAATCTGTAAATATTTGCTATGACTATAGCGGTATTGAAATGTGGGCTATCGGAGCATGGAAGGCAAATAACGATTTGACATTAAAATACTCAACGTCAATGAAGGAATGGCAGGATGAGATCGCAATATCGTTTCAAAAAGTAGCTGCTCATACAGGTGAAAAGTACAACGAAATGGTAGACAAGCTTGCAAAGTATGCGGTTAGTAATTTCTGCAAGGAAAACAAAATAGGGAATGAGGTGCGTTAAACGCTGATACCGGGTTCAACTCCCGGTTTCCCTTTATCTCATAAAGAGAAATGAGATATGAGGATGCTGTCCAAGATGTAAGAATCAGTCGGCTTGTGGATTGCCGGTACAAATATGCTGAAAATCCACGACACGGATCGTTAGCTCAGTGGGTTAGAGCAGTCGGCTCATAACCGACCGGTCATCCGTTCGAGTCGGATACGATCCATTAAACATTAGAAAAGGAGGAATCAAAATGTTTAGACCAACTATTACAACCACACCATTGGTCACACAGACAGCAAATACATACTTTGCGAATATCAGAGGAGAAAACTTCAACCATGATGTTACATTTATCTCAACATTAAGAGCATTAGTAAGTCCAAGAATTTCAGACGGGGAATCGGTGTCCTTGTATTTTAGAGGTACATCATTCGATAAAGAAACTGTAGAAAGGAATCCGGATGGAGCTGTTCTTGACGCTATGTATAATTCAAGACAATATGAAGATGGGTCTATCGTCATTCATAATCTGTCTGGAAATGCACAGGGAAATCTTGCATGTCTGAGATTGATTGAAAAAGCGTTCACAACAAACAATTCTCGTTATGAACGAATTGTTAAAGTAACAGAGTTTTTCAAGAAAACTTTTTATGCTTTGTGTTATGTAAATCCTACAAATAAAAAGGTTGTCATATTTGTAGATAATCTCAATATTCGTAGAATGCACTATTTACAGTGTTCAATATTTGCATTCTTACCTTGGTATTTTAACCCGGAGGCTGGAGTAACGGAAGATGAAATGGAATTGATCCAGTCTCTGAGAGAAACAACTCCAGAGCGGTATATGAATGCAATTTCAAAGATTGCTTCTGGATATGATTTCAGAGTAATGTTTATCAGACAGCAGTTGAAAGGGTTTGAAACCGCATACGAAGAACAACAGGTTAGGATTGTACAGGAAAATATCAGCGATTACGTAGACCAGATTAGAGGATATAACAATAGTATCTCAACCGCATTGAACAGGAAGAGAGATGCTGAGATTAGACTGCTAGGTCTCAAGACAAAGATTGCTCAGATGGAAGGAGAGGATTCCGAAATCATGGAATACTTCCTGTGCAATCAGAAACTGGATCTTGAGTGTGTCAGAGGATCAGAGATGACTTTTGTTGTTAAAGATTATCTGATGTACTTTGATGAGGATATGGCAAAGACAGTTATAGATAACAGAAGAAGCTATATCTATAGATACATCGGAGATTCTATGGAAAAGGATGATGTCGAGAAGCTGATGTATGCGATCTTCATCGACCAGGTATTGAAATTAAGATTCTGCTGCGCATACCGCATCAGGCTTGGAGAAAGAGTGGAGGGCTTACGGAATTATAATTACAACGAGAGCTACGAAACATATATTCCAAACCCGCATATTGACAGATACAGCTGTCTTGGAAATTACGAAAGAACGATGAATGAGAGACTGGCTGATAATGATGCGATCGGAGCCATCGAGCAGTGTATCTCATCATGTAAGAGCTTGAATTTTGCTGACAGTACAGTTATGGAAGTATTTATGGAACACATGTGCGGAAGAAATGGATACAGACATAACAAATGTATCGAGCTTCCAGATGGCAGCATCGTTGATATGCGAGGGGCTATCAAGTGGATGAAAGAACAGGAAGCGGCAGAGCAGGCTAAGGAATCTGAGCAGACCGAATCAACTGAGACAACTGCTAACGCAGATACTGTAACAGATGAAGAGACAGGTGCAGAAGCAGTAGATACAGAAGAAACTGAAACAGAGGATGATTTCCTTGAAGAAGACGATTTATTCTAAGGAGTGCGAAATATGAGTAAAATGATAACATTACCACAGGAAATCCTTAACCAGTACACACAGGAATTTTATGAAACTCTTCGTACTGGAAAGTTTTCTGATGGAAAAATAAATTTCACAAAGACATTAGGGACTGTTGATAGAAAAGCAACAGTCCTTTTTACTGAAATGGCATGGCAGAAAATGCAGACTCTTATTAGAGAATTTGATAAAGAAGTTGCATGGCATGGTGTTGCAGAACGATGCGAAGAAAAAGATACATATCTGATTTCGGATATATTGGTTTATCCGCAGGAAGTTACAGGTTCAACCGTAACAACAGATCAGAATGAGTATGAGATGTGGTTGATGAAGCAGGAAGATGACGTATTCAACAACATTAGAATGCAGGGACATTCGCATGTAAATATGTCAACAAGTCCATCAAGTGTGGATTTGAATCTTTATGATGGAATTCTTAGCCAGCTGGACAGCGATATGTTTTATATCTTTATGATATACAACAAGCGAGGGGAGAAAACAGTAAAATTATATGATCTGAGAGAGAACATTCTTTTTGAAACGGCAGATGTTACAGTCGCCGTCAAAGAAGTCGGAGATTTGACAGGATTCCTTGAGGAAGCAAAAGAACTGGTTGTTACAAAAACATACAATTACGGCACTGGGGCTAGAACTTATGGAAACTCTTATCCTGGATATCCAAGCTACGGCGGATATTCAGCGCAGAAAAAGGAAGAACCGAAAAAGGAGAACTCTAGCCTGGGAAAAACCAGTCCCCTTGTGCAGGGAAATAAAAGCGGCAAGAAGCGCAAGGGGAAACGTAAGAAAGGAAATAAATCTTCTTGTAAACAGATGAGCATGTCAGATTACGGATACCCTGGCTATTTAGATGACGACGATGATGTATACGGTGGATACAGTGAATTCCAGGATGAGTATTGGAGACAGAAATACGGATTTGAATAATAAGGAGATGAGATAAATGACCAGAGATGAATTCATTCAGAATGTGACAACATGGAGTGAATTGAGAAGCTTCTGCTACGACTATGAGTGTTCGGTTTGTAGCGAAGTATATTCACAGGATGAATTAGATGACTATTTTAATGAGCGGCTTGTCGATATGGCGAGAGATACAAGTGATTGGAGTGATCTTTTAGAATCCTTGGAAGATATTCCGACAGGAGCATCTTATTATATTAGAGATGATGATGGAGATTTTTCAGAAGCAGACGAAAGTGATTTTGATGATTTAAAGGATGAGGTGCTTGAGTGGGCTGATTATGAGGAAGTATTTGACGATTGCGATGAAGATGAAGAAGACTACGATGACGAAGAAGAGCCGGAGCCATTCGTAGAAGAAGATCCAGACGATAGATATGAAGTGGGAAATGAAGAAATGTCTATCGCAGAGTTATTTACTGTACCACAAAACGGAAGCAGAGGAATTTACAACGTGTAGGAGGATATTATGGATTTAAGTAAGAGTTATGAATTTTTCCAGCCAGAAAAAGATCAGGCAAGAATCCACATTGTAGGATGTGGATCTGTCGGTTCTACAGTAGCAGAGAACCTTGCAAGATGTGGTGTAACAAAGATGACTTTATGGGATTTCGATAAAGTTGAACCACATAACATTGTAAATCAGATGTTCGACCAGAACGATGTTGGCAAACTCAAGGTCGAAGCATTAAAAGATATTCTGACAGATATCAATCCAGAAATTTCTGATCAGATTGAAATCAAACCGGAAGGATGGCAGGGAAAGCTGATGTCGGGATATATCTTCCTGTGTGTAGACAGCATTGAACTGAGAAGAGAGATTGTTGAAAAACATTTTGACAGTCCATATGTAAAAGCGGTATTTGATTTCCGAACATTGCTTGAAAGTGCGCAGCATTATGCAGCTGACTGGTCTGATTCTAAAATGAAGACAGATTTGCTGAATTCAATGCAGTTTTCACATGATGAAGCGAAAGATGAGACGCCGGTATCTGCGTGTGGAGTAACACTCGGCGTAGCCACAACAGTTCGTTTGATTTCGGCGCTTGGTGTAAATAACTATATCAACTTTGTCAAAGGAAATGGAATTAAGAAGCTCATCTTAATGGATGGATTCCAGTTTGACCTTATGGCTTTTTAAGTATTAGCAATGAGCCGCCACCTATGTGGCGGCTTTTATGAAGAACGTGCAATGATATTTATCTCTTTGAGATAGCTTTCAGCCGTTGGCGGAAGTAACAATTTGATAGGGAATGCAACCCCGCCGGAATAGAAGGCGACAGAGGATACGCAAGTTCCACGCAAATCCAACAAGGGTTCCGAAGAAGTCGAATTTCGGAACAGATAGGTCATAAGTCTATGATAATCAATGGATTATTTCCAGCAGAGATACGATCAAGATCAGGATGACGCAGCACGGATACAACTAAGACATACATTAGATTGCAGTTCTTGAAAGGAGAAAATATGTATTACATAACAGTAAAACAGCCACCATCATACCACCAGATGACTCTGGAAGAGTTCCTATTTGGATCTGGTTCTGGCGCACAGTTAATAAATGCAAATTTAACGAATACAAGGACGTATGAGGTTGAAGAAGTTAGTGATCGATTTCTTCAGCTTGTTGATATTGACAAGCTTATTGCAAAACTCGAATGGTTCAACGAAAGAACAGAATATTTAAGAGAGAAGCCACGGCATGAATGGTACTATGAGTTCCATATTCCGAAAAAGAGTGGCGGACTTAGAAAGATTGACGCTCCGGAACCGGAACTCAAAGAAGCATTACGCACTCTGAAAAATATATTTGAGGTTGATTTCAAAGCGCTTTATCACACATCAGCATTCGCATATATACAAGGTAGAAGTACGTTAGATCTTTTGAAAAGGCATCAGGCGAATGAAAGTAAGTGGTTTGAGAAGTTAGACTTATCCAATTTCTTTGGAAGCACAACAATGGAATGGGTGCTGCATATGTTTTCGATGGTGTTCCCATTCTCGGAAGTAATGAAAGATGACAAAGGAAAAGAAGCACTTGCAAAGGCTCTTGAGCTTGGATTCTTGGATGGGGGACTTCCACAGGGAACTCCGTTGTCTCCAACCATTACAAACATTATGATGATTCCGGTTGATTTTGAAGTTGCAAGAACACTCAGAGAATACAATCACCAGAGGTTTGTATATACAAGATATGCTGATGATTTCCAGATTTCATCTAAATATGGGTTTAGCTTTATGGAAATCCAGAATGTAATCGTATCAATACTGAATGATTTCGGAGCGCCGTTTACAATCAAGAAAGAGAAGACGAGATATGGATCGTCAGCGGGTCAGAACTGGAATCTTGGATTGATGCTCAACAAAGATAATGAAATCACGATAGGTCACAAAAAGAAAAGACAATTCCAGGCAATGCTTTCATCGTATGCTATGGATAAAAAGAATGGAATCGCCTGGGATAAAAGTGATATTCAAACGATGGACGGGTATAGAAACTATTACCGGATGGTTGAGGGAGAAAAGATTGACGGAATCGTTAAACATCTCAGCGAGAAATTTGGTGTGGATATCGTGAAATCAATTAAAGAAGACCTCACAGCTTAGGCTGTAGGTCTTCAAAGGTATAGAAAGGTTTTAAAAGGTAGCAAATGATGGAAGAACGAAAGAAAATCTTATCAATGTGGATTGGTAATAGAGTTAAAGATAATGAAATCGCAAAATGCATGTTCGATATAACCGTTCCAAAACTTGAGGAGATGCTGTATGAGAATGAACATATCAAAGAAGTGTGTGCGATGCTGGATAAATACGGAATCAAGCACATGAAAGTTGATACCATTCCCGGATCGTTCAATTTAGACAGAGATTGGATAGAGACCGATTCATCAACTCCAATAGAGTGTGCAATCGAATATCCTGGAGCATACCCGATAAACTGGGATATAGAAGATGTAGTCATGTTAGAGAAAATGGATCAAAACGGAGACATTATCATTAGAGTAATGTGGATTACAGAAGATGGGAAATTCGTACAGAACCACTAAGTAACAAATAATAAGCTATGCAATGAAATTACTGTTTTACAGTGCTTTTTGCTGTCAGCGAAAGTAACAACTCGATCAGGAAAGAAACATACCATCCTGCAGACGACGGGTGCCTCCTTCCGGATCACCATCCAGGAACTGAAGACTCAAGAAAAAGCAATATTGATAATCAGGAACTTACACCAAAATCAAATCCAGAAAGTTATCTCCAGAAAGGCTTTTCAGGAAGCGATATACAGGTAAACATGCACTAGATTGCATAGCAAATCATAAATGTACAATGAAATTATATCCATTGGATATGCTTCTTGCCGTTGGCGGAAGTGACAACTTGATAGGGCAGAGAACCTACCCGAGAGCGCCAGAGGAGGAGCTGAGTACAAACTCATCAGGAACCTCATAACATAACAAATACAAACTGTCAACAGGATAACTAATTGAAATTCAATGAAACATAGAATCAAGGACTCTTGAAATCCAAATCATCGCAGCACCGGCATACATAAATTAGATCCTGGATAAGCTCATCTATACATATTAGATTGTACATTTAAACAAATTTAAGGAGGAAGAATATGCATTTTAACACTAGCATCAATTTGATAAAAGTCCCAAATAGATTTAGCCATTCAAGACCAAACGAAGACAAAATGGAGGCTTGCAGAGAGTTCTACCGGACAAACCATCGTCTTGACAGGGATATTGTAGTTGATGAAAATATGGTACTTAAAGACGGATATATCGGATATCTTGTCCTTATTGAAAATAAAGCCAAGGTTGTATGCGTTAAGCAGACAAATACAAGGCAGGTCACATTGGTTTATGGAGTGCATCCTGGTGTTGACAAGGAATATCGCTGGAAGATGGTAGACGATACAGAAGGCTCAGAGAATCTTAAAATTGGGTCTCATGCAATAGTCAGAACGATTTTTGGTGACGTAGAAGTCAAAGTCACAAAGATTGAGAAGATCACGCGGTCTAAGTTGAAGACGATAGGGCATACAAAAAGAGTTGTTAAGTGCCTGCCGGAGTAAAAGCATGAGATGTATTTATTTGGATAAAAGAGACTTTCTGTCCGAAGAAGACATGCGAATACATACAGCATGTGTTTGCATGAACAAAGAATCTGATAAGTATAAAACATTTAGTATTGATAAGGCTTATATTTGTGGAAATTGTCTTCATCACACTAAAGAAAGGGAAAAGTAATGAATTTTTATATAGCAGATATGCATTTTGGTCACAAGAATATCATCCGGTATGATAATAGACCGTTTGGCTCAGTGGAGGAAATGGATAAAGCGTTGATCCAGCTGTGGAATGAGACTGTCGGTAGTGACGATATAGTATATATCCTAGGAGATTTTAGCTGGTACAAAGAAGATAAAACAGCCTTTATTCTCGGATGTTTAAAGGGGCATAAAGTTCTGGTAAAAGGAAATCATGACCATATTTCTCCAAAAGTTGCAAGAAATTTTGACAGAATCTGCGAGTATGCAGAAATTAAAGACGGAGATGAGAAGGTTATACTATCTCATTATCCGATACCATTTTGGAATGGACAGCACAGGAATACAATACACCTGTATGGTCATGTTCATACATCAAGTCAGTACAATTACTGTCTGAATATTGAGAAAGAATTAAGACAGCTTCAGGATATTCCAATGAGGATGTTTAATGTTGGATGTATGGTAGAGTACATGAACTACATGCCGAGAACATTAAGCGAGATACTGAGGTGGAAAGGAGATAATGATGGACAGGAGTAACTTCAATCCAAAGGTCGGAGACGTTGTTAGAATCCGATCGTGGGAGGACATGGAAGCAGAGTTTGGTGTTGATGAGGATGGAAATATTCCGTGTAAGTACAGTTTTACTGACTTTATGCGTAATATGTGCGGTGATGAATTCATGATTACTGGCATTGAAGGACAGAGATTGCTTGGCTATACTATGGGAGCGATATCAATATCAATCGATATGGTAGAACCTGTTCCTGAAGATGAAATTGATGGAGCCGAGCTTGATGATTTCTTAAGTGGAATTAAGATCAATAGTTAGGAGAAAGGTATGAAACTTATTATAGTTTCTGGACAAGAAGGGGCGGATGTGGAATCACTGTTTGAGAAAGTCATATCTGAAAACGGATATGTATATCAATATGCTCCTAAAATGGTATTTCCAGAAAATTCGATGCTTTTACGACACCCGAGAGCTTTATATAATAATGTGAGAAAAGTTGTAAGGAAACATATAGAGAATGGTCAGGATTTGTTTGTTCTGACATTTTCTGATTATGCAATGTATGGTATCAGAGTAGAAATCAAGAAGAATGATTTTAAAGGGGCAATAGTACATCAATTAAAGAATGATGGAGAGGATATTATATCAGAAATGAATCCAGAGACGGCAAAATATGAATACGTTGATGGAATTTTTGATACTATAGACAAAGCTCTTGATGAACTACTTTGGGGATAAGGTATTACTGCACATAATGCATTAGTATACTCACAATGAAAATGGATTGTTTTTAGCGAAAGTATTTAATACGACAGCGATACATATTTGCAATCACTCCTGCTGTCAGCGAGAGTTCGACAATGGTTCTTGCATCTCAAAACTTTTACGTTTCCAAAATAAGATCATTTAACTACGTTAAAGATCAAATTTTGAAAACAGCAAAAGTTTTTACGATGGCATACGAATAACCTGCATATGCTAATCTCTTTGGTTCGACATTAGAGAACCAGAGATTACGCATACGGATTGTGAGTAAAATAAAAAAAGGAGGAATTTAATACAATGAAAGCAATTAACCGTGGCGACAACACATACGATATTTTTGATGACACAATGCAAGTGTTTGAAAAGTTACCTGCTCAGTCATATGTCGTAAGATTTTCAGAAATCAGAGGCTTCTTTTTGGAGAAATATAATGATATGGAAATCAAGGAGCCAAAAGTTTATGGTGTGCATATAGAAAAAGTAAACAAAGTAATGAATATGTTTGAAAGGCAGGATAGAAATCTCGGAGTCATCCTTAGCGGAGACAAAGGAATCGGGAAATCTCTGTTTGCAAAGATGCTGTCAAATGCTGCGATTGAAAGAGGAATTCCAATGATTGTGGTTGACAGATATATTCCTGGCATTGCTTCTTATATAGAAGACATCGAACAGGAAGTCATGGTTCTGTTTGATGAATTCGATAAAACATTCGGAGAAGTTAAGTCAAAAGCAGGAGAAGCGTCGCCACAAACAAATCTATTATCTTTATTTGACGGGTTATCGTCAGGCAAGAAACTGTTTGTCGTGACTTGCAATGAGCTGTATAAACTGAATGAGTATCTGATTAACAGACCGGGGCGGTTCCATTATCATTTTAGATTTGAGTATCCGTCTGCAAATGAGATCCGAGAATATCTGACAGATAAATTGCAGCAAGAATACAAGAAAGAAATTGATAATGTTATTTCTTTCTCAAATAAAATCAGCTTAAACTATGACTGCTTGCGCGCTATCGCAACTGAGCTGAATACCGGATTGACATTCTGTGATGCGATTAAGGATCTGAATATCGTAAACACAGAGCAGCAGTCATATAACCTTATGCTGAGATTTAAGAATGGAGTCAGCTTCAAAGCGAAGGATATCAGTATGGATATGTTTGGTGACGATGGTGATAAAAATGTGTATATGTACGATAATAAAGGTCGAAACAATGTAGACATTACGTTCAATCCTTGCAATGCAGTCTATGATACAGGAAAGTTCGCACATGTAATACCTGCTGATGCGATTAAAGTTGAGTATTATTTTGGAGACAGTGAGGATGAAAAGGCTATGGGAACTGCATTAAAAGACGCAGGAGTGGAATGCCTTGTAATCAATAGAAAGGTATCAAGAAATATTCATTACAATGTTTAAGGTGGTAAAAGATGGGTTATAAAGATATCTACAAGTTGCAATCCATTGCCGGTGCAAATGCAAAGTGTGAGTTCATTAAAGCACATCGCGATGATACATACTTTAAAAGATTTCTATATTTTGCACTTAACCCAATGCTTACATACAATATATCGAAAAAATCAACAGATAAGCTGATGGCTGAAGAAAATTTCGACGGTCAAAAGCTTATCTTTTTTAATGACATTTTTGAATGTTGTGAGCATTTGTCGAGGCTCAGAGGTATGGATGATGCAACATTAAGACAGGTAAAGATGCTTCTAAATGTGAAGTATCCGGAAATGGATGAGAGAGAGTTGTATATACAGTTGCTTTCAAAGAAAGTTCGTCTCGGAATTGCGGCTAAGACAATCAATAAGATTATTCCGAATCTTATCCCGGAATGGGAAGTGCAGCAAGCTTATACCGTTGAGAAGTATCCGTTGAAAGAAGGAACGGAATTCTGGCTTACACAAAAGCTTAATGGAGCAAGAGCAACTCTGTATGAAGGGCAGCTGCTTGCAAGAAGTGGTATGCCATATAAAGGACTGGAACATATAACTGATGCATTGTCGTGGTTGAGAGTCGCAGGGTTTGTTGCAGACGGAGAATTGACACTGAAAGATAAAGGAGACCTGAGTGACAATGAAGCATTCAGAGTTTCTACTGGAATACTGAACTCCGATAATGTTAATAAAACGGTGATTTGCTATACGATTTTTGACATGATTCCGGTAAAAGACTTCGATGCATTAAAGCCACAAGTTACGTACAGATATCGCAGGGATATTCTCAATCAGTTTGCAGAGAGAGTTGCAGACACAGACGGTGCTGTAAATGTTCTACCAGTTCTGTATCATGGTACAGATCAGTCCAAAATCGAAGAGCTATTAGAACAGATGGTTCGAGAGGACAAGGAAGGATTGATGATTAACACAGATGTTCCATATCGAAGAACAAGGCATAAGGGAATTCTGAAAGTAAAGAGATTCTATACGATGGATTTGCCGATTATCCGTTGTGAAGAAGGGACTGGTAGATTATCCGGTACATTGGGAGCGTTTGTTCTGAAGTACAAAGAAAATGAGGTAAAAGTAGGATCTGGCTTCACGGACGAACAGAGAGAACAGTTCTGGAATAACCGTGATGATATGGAAGGATTGCTTTGTGAAGTGAAATACAAAGAAATATCTCAGGACAAAGTTACAGGGCTTGAGAGTTTACAGTTCCCGGTATTTGTCGGAATCAGAACAGATAAAACAGAAGTGAGCTACAGTTAGGAGGTAAATTGCATGTTATTGCATAAGCAAAAGTCGCTATATCATCTTAGCGATGATGAGAAGTCAGATTTAATGGATATGATTCTTGTGGCAATCAACGAAGTGACAAAGTTCAATCCGAATGAATCTGACGGTAGCCGGTATGATTATGGTGTTGATTTCTCCAATATGCCACCAATCAATCCATATGTGGTATCTAATGTGCTGCAGGATTTAGGATACGAAGAGGGAGATGTAGACACTAACGGTTGGGAGAATGATTATTGGCAGTCGTTTACTCATCCGGATGAAAAGAAATTTCCTCCAATGCAGATGAGTGGCACAAGTTGGATTCATGAATGTCACTTACATGGAGAAGAAGACGAGGATGCTTTATATCAGTACCTTGAAGACGATGAGGAATATGCAGATCGCATCAAACATGGTTTAGAGTTAATCGGAAAGGCGATGAATCGTGCAGATAAATCATAAAGGGAGAAAGGATTACGCTGATAGAGTCGTTAAAATTAAGTCTCCAAATAATGAGGAATATGTAAAAGCAGTAGAAAACATCATAAAGCAGAAGAGTAAGAGGAGGTGATGTCTATGATTGGCATTGTTATCTGTACATTTATTGTATGTGTTGCGGTGGTCATATGTGTATTAGGGTGGAAGTATTTGGATGAGCAAGACGATTTGTCATACCCAAGATTCAACGAAATTAAAAAGAGACTTGATCGAGTTGAGAAGACGATAAATGCAGACCAGCCTTATGGTGGTATTTTCAACGAATTCGGTTTCGATGCAAAGGATAATGAAAACGGAGGTAGAAGCTAATGAATCCAGTATTTTGGTTTTTGATAATTGTTGCTGCCTTTTGTTTATGGCTTGCGATTTCCTTCATCTTTATTCCTTTAGGAGCTATTCTCCTGAAAATGATGAAGAGAATTTTTAATATTATCAATTATGAGGAAAAAGAATCAGAGTCAAAGGAGAAAGAAGAATGAAGAAAAAAGGTTTAATCGGAGCTATTGTTACAGCTATCGTTATGATTACGGTGGTTGTAGGAGTAATTATGTGCGTTGAAAAGATTCCGGTGGGATATGAGGGTGTTGTGTACAACATCAACGGCGGCGTATCCGGTGAGACTCTCAGCACAGGCTGGAACATAGTATCTCCGACTAAGAAAGTAAAGAATTTCACGATCAGTAATGAGCAGATTATCCTGAGTAAAGATAGTCGTGAGGGCAGCGAAGGAGACGATTCATTCAAAGTGTCAACATCTGATGATGCTATGCTCGCAATTAGTTTCCAGATGTCTTACAGATTCAATCCGGATACACTCGTGGATACATATAAGAAGTTCAAAGGTATGGACGGAGAGGCTATTGTAAATAGCAGAGTAAAAACTGTTCTGAAGTCAAAGGTGTCTGAGATTACAACAGACTATTCAATGATGGATATCTATTCCGGCAATCGTAGTGAAATCAACAATAAGATTACAGAATATTTGAATAATGCATTTGAAAAGGAATATGGCATTCAGGTATTAGATGCAAGTATTATTGATGTTCATCCAGATGATAAGCTGAAAGAGTCGATTGACAACAGGGTAACGGCATTACAACAGAAACAGCAGGCACAGGTTGAACAGGAGACTGCAAAAGTACAGGCTGAGACAGCACTTATTAAGGCGCAGAATGAAGCCGATATCAAAGTGACTGCCGCAAAAGCAGAGGCTGAGGCGAATCAGTTAAAATCAGCAAGCCTTACACCGGAACTTATTCAGATGACAGAGGCAGAAGCTCGTCTGAAGCATGGATGGGTTACGGTACAGGGAGCAGATGCAACGGTTGTAGATGCGAACGGTAAATAATTAAAAAGAATATCGGCTACTATATATAGAAAATTTTCCTCAAGAAATCGCAAGTATTAGTAGCCGATAACTAAAGAGAGGTGGATTTATGAATGATGCAATGAAATTTATATATCGGATTACCTCTGGAGGAGCAAATCATGGCGTGATCGAATCATTTTCTGGTCGAAACAGCTACTGGTTTGCTTCTATTTTATTCAGAAGATTTATTCGGAACAACGCAGCAATCATGTATGATCCAAAAAATAATTGTTTCGGAACAAGAATTGGAGGGAAAGTATACGATGTGACTGGAGATGTCACGGAAAATCACAAATGGATTTCATGGGTAGAATACTCAAATAAGAAGTCCAAAGATCAAGTCACGAAAGAAGATATTATGTTTTAAACCGTAATGATATTACTGCTTTGCAGTGCTTCTTGCCGTCGGCGGAAGTGACAACTTGATGAGGAAAATAACCGTCACCAAGCAGCTGGAAGACGCGGCAGCACGAGATGCTGAGCACGCCGTAAACCCAGAAATAATTTCAGGATATACATAACCCACTGATAATCAATACCTCCATAAGAGGAGGAACCTGAAGATCAAAGATCTACTGGGCGTGATTACACGGGCTACCGTACTTTAGATTACAGTTTAAACAGGAAAGGAAGTGTTATGAAATGGCGGAAAAATACCTGATTGTAATGACAACTGTATTAGTTGCGACTCAGATAATTAGAGTTACGCAAAATACAATACAGCTTGTGAGGCAGAACAAGATGATTAAGAAAGAAACTGATCGACTCGGAGATGTCACAGATGAAGACATGGCTATGCACAGGGAATTTTATAAGCTTGGATGTGAATATCTGAGTAAGTTGAAAGAGGATAGATAGGATGAGCAAAGATAATACATGTATTTTCTGCAATGAAGTGATACCTGAAGGAATGATGGTATGCCCTGTATGCGAGGAGGCTTTAAGAAATATTCCGGCTGGAAGATATACAGAGGAATCTTTCCTTAAAAAATTGAAGAAAGAAGCAAGAAAATTGTTTCGGATAGCATGAGAAATCGCCCGGTTGAGATAACATATCACGGCTGTGAGTAGCGGTCGGGTTCCAAGGTGGATATATAAACAAGTATGTTGTGGTTGGCATATATTTGTTTATATATTTGGGCGTAAAAGAAATAGAGGTTAGGTGGAAGTTGCACCATCGAAGCGAAACGATGAGCTTTTCAGCGATGCGTAAGGCGTAGCCTCAACGGACGGAGCGATTATTCCTTTTCTGGCTTCGTAAATACCTTGGTAGACTGAGACGGGAAACACTAACACCCCTGCTCCTATAAGTATACTGAAAAGACTATCGGTAATGCACTTGAGGCATTATTGTGGTTGCAATATCGTCATGCGTAAAGGCAATGAGTGAGGTCTGGAGTGGAGTTACTTATGCAACCAACTAAGAAATATATGAGAGGTGAAAACATGAGAGTTTTACTGTTATTAAGAGGAAGCGCAGGATGTGGGAAATCCACATGGATTGAGCAGAACGGATTAAAACAGTATGCATTATCAGCAGATAATATTAGAATGATGTGCTCAAGTCCGCAGATGATGCCGGACGGAACACACGCAATCAGTCAGGCAAATGACAATATTGTGTGGAAAACACTGTTCAATATCTTGGAGACAAGAATGAAGAATGGCGAGTTTACTGTGATTGATGCTACTAACTCTAAAACATCTGAAATGAATAGATATAAGAAGATGTGCGATGAGTACAGATACCGAATCTACTGCGTTGATATGACGACTGTTCCAATCGAGGTAACAAAGGAAAGAAATCGAGGACGACAGGAACTGAAAAGAGTGCCGGAAGAAGTAATCGATAAGATGTATGCAAGGTTCGAGACACAGAAAATTCCGTCAGGCATTAAGGTTATTCAGCCAGATGAGTTAAACGCTGT